CTGTTTACACGCGACCGCAAGTTAAGGGGTTAGAGGGTTTTGTCTACTAGAACGTGATTTATGGGATTAAGAGGACCTGCACCACGACCATCAAACCTTACGAAATTGCTGGGCAATCCGGGCAAGCGAGCTATTAACGACCAGGAGCCCCAGCCCGACACGACGCCACCGGTCTGCCCGACCTGGCTCGACGATGAGGCGAAGGCGAAATGGGCCATGCTGGCTCCAGAACTGATTCGCCTCGGGATTCTCACTTCAGTGGACGGTGACGCGCTCGCGGCCTACTGCCAGGCATACGCCGAGTTCAAGCTCTCGACTGAGACGCTTCAGGCTGAAGGCAGGACGAAGGCGACGGAGACCGGTTACCTCACTCCCCACCCGGCCGTGGCTCAGCAACGCTCGGCCTGGACTACAATGAAGATGTATTCGGCGATGTTCGGGCTAGACCCGTCGTCCCGCTCCCGAATCAAGATCAAGGGAACGAAGGACGAGAAGGATCCCTTCGACGCGTTTTTGGAGGGTGGTAACTAGGTGTGTCGGTTGAATGCCCTGTTGAAGGTTATGCCCGAGCTGTCCTTGCGGGCGATATCGTCGCTGGTCGACTCGTTCGGCTGGCATGCAAGCGACATCTTGACGATCTCGAACGTGGTCACGAACGCGGATTGTACTTTGACCATGACGCGGCAGCTCGTGTATTCGAGTTCTTCTCCCACCTTCGACTCCCAGCAGACGGAGAGCTTGACGGTAAGGCGTTCAACCTTGAGCCATTTCAGAAGTTCATCATCGGAAGCATCTTCGGCTGGAAGAAGGCCGACGGTACCCGCCGTTTTCGAACCGCCTACATCGAGATGGGGAAGGGTTCGGGCAAGTCTCCTCTGGCCGGCGGCATCGGTCTTTACGGGATGACCGCGGACGGGGAAGTTGCCGCCGAAATATACTCCGCTGCGACTACATCCTTTCAGGCTGGGATCCTCTTTCGTGACGCCCGACGAATGGCTGAAGCATCCCCGGCCCTGCGGTCGCGGCTGAATGTCGGCCAGCACAACATCGCGTACCTGAAGACTGACTCGTTCTTTCGCCCGGTCAGTAGCGAGCACAATCAGCTTTCCGGCCCCCGCCCGCATATGGCATTGATTGATGAGGTTCACGAGCACCCGACTCCGCATGTAGTGGACAAACTTCGGGCGGGGACCAAGAATCGCAAGCAGGCCCTCATTTTTGAGATCACCAACTCCGGGCACGACAGGAACTCCGTTTGCTGGCACCATCACGACTACTCTTCCAAGGTGGTGGAAGGGCATGTCGAGAACGACGCCTGGTTCGCCTACGTCTGTCAGCTTGACCCGTGCGAGAAGTGCCGGGCGGAAGGGCAGATTCAGCCGAAGGATGGCTGTCCTGACTGCGACAACTGGGAAGACGAGGCGTGTTGGGAGAAAGCGAATCCTGGGATCGACACCATTCTGCCCCGGTCCTACATCCGGGAACAGCTCACTGAAGCGAAGGGGATGCCCTCGAAGGAGGGAATCGTCAAGCGTCTCAACTTCTGCCTGTGGACGGAGGGCGTCACCCGTGCCATTCCGATGGACCGGTGGGACGCTTGCAAGAGGGAAATCGACACTGAGGCCCTTCTCAAGCGGGATTGCTTCGGGGCCTTGGACATTGGAGCGACCAGTGACTTCACGGCGTTCGCTCTTCTGTTCCCGCATGACGATGAGGAGGTCATCGAGCTGAAGGAAAAGGACGGAGAGGAAAGCCGGAAGCTGATTCGTCGCAGTTACACCTTTCTGGCCCGGCTCTGGCTACCGGAGCATCCTGTGAAGCGTGACGAGGCGATGGAACAGAAGATCGCCTTCTGGCGCCGGATGGGTTTCGTGAAGACGACACCGGGGGATGTGGTCGATTACGACACCGTGGTCGACGACATTGCCCAGCTCGCAAACCTCTACTCCTTTCTCGAAATAGCGATCGACCGGGGCTTTCAAGGACATCAGACGGCGACGAACCTCATCAAGCATTTCGGTGAGAAGAGGGTAGTCGCCTTCCCTCAGACCATCATGTCGATGAACGCGCCGTACCGTGAACTCCTGGAGCTAATCAAGCTGCGTCGCATTCATCACGACGGGCACCCGATTGTTCGATGGCAGGCCGCCAACGCCGTGGCGAAGTCTCGGAACAACATGATCGCCCCCGACAAGGATGCCAGTGCCGACAAGATTGACATCATCACGGCCGTAATAATGGGCCTGGGCCGGGCGATGGTCCAACCTCCGAAGCCGATCAACCCCTACCTCACGAGGGGGATTCTAAGTGTCTGACAGTCAAGACAGGATCATCGCACGAAACTCGCTCATTTTCTGCGAACCATTTCTCCTCCTATACGGCCCTCACTGTCTGGCTATCGCCAGCCCGCTCACTTGTGCCAGAATGTCGATTGACAACCCTAGTTTTCACGTCGCGGGATGAAGCTACCCAGTTTTCGCATTCCTTTTATCTCTAAGAAGCGCAGTGCGGCCATCATTCCGGACGACAAGTTTTTTGCGTTCCCGTGGGGTTACATCTCCGACGGTGAAATGCCCATTACACCGGATACGGCACTCTGCTTCACGCCAGTCTTTGCGGCGGTGCGGGTCATTGCGGGCAACCTCGCGGGGCTGCCACTCATCACCTACAAGCGCCAGAAGGACGGTGGCAAGGATAAGGCGGTACGGCACCCGCTCTACAAGATTCTAAAGACCACGCCCAACAAGCGAAAGACGACGAGTTTCGAGTTCCGGGAGATGCTGACCGGGCACATGCTTCTTTGGGGGAACGGCTACGCCCAGATCCTGAGAAACATGGAGGGTGATCCACTGGAGCTTATTCCGATGCACCCTTCACGGGTCACGCCGAAGATGAAGAACGGCGAGATCGTGTACGAGGTGAAGGCCGACAACGGTGAGACGGTCATCCTGCCTGGTGACGAGGTGCTTCATGTTCGCGGTTTTCGCGATGGCGGCCTGGAAGGCATTTCGGTAATTGCTGCGGCCCGTAAGGCCATCGAGGCGGGCCTGGCCCTAGAGAGCTTCGGTACCAACTTCTTTTCAAGTGGAGCGTTCCCGACCGGCGTGCTGGAATACGAAGGCGCGATGCCAGACGAGGCGAGGGAAAACCTTCGCACTAGCTGGGAAAAGCTCCATGGTGGAAAGAATCGCGGTAAGAAGGTCGCGGTCCTTGAGGCTAACGTCAAGTGGAAACCGATGGGCATTCCGCAGGCGGACGCCCAGTTCCTTGAGCAACGGCGCTTTAGTGTCGAAGAAATTGCGCGAATCTACGGCGTTCCGCCGCATCTGCTCGGGGATTTGACGAGATCGACGTTTTGCCTGCCAGCCGATCAGGAAGTATTTACCGAGAACGGGCCGGTATCGATTGCAAGTGTGAAGGCTGGGGACCTGGTTTGGAGCCTTGATCCAAAGGGCGGATGGAAGAAATCACGAGTATTGAGGTCTGCGTGTTCAGGCGAAGACAAGGTACTGACTTTCCACGCACGCGGGCGAACCGTCAGATGTAACGCTCGGCATCGTCTACTCGTACGCCGCGAAGTTCATTTGCAATATGAAGGTGGGCAGGGCAAATACCTCACGATTGAAGGCAAGAAGTATCGCCGGGGATGGGAGTTGGAATACGTCCCGGCAGGTGAGATCGAAACCGGGGACTATCTCGTAGGAGCGGAGTGTTTGCCCGACGAGGATATTGCAAGTTGCCCTACTCGGGAGGTCGTGACAGAGCAGTTCATGGAAGTACTGGGCATGTTGCTCGGTGACGGTTTCTTCTTCAAGAGCAAAAAGGGGCCTGGAGGTTTCGGCATCTCGCATGCTGAGAACGCTTCGTATATGCCATACTACGTCCGGGCAGTCGAAGCGGAATTTCGGCAGTACTGCGGCCCGTATGGGCAGCGGTATGCGGAGACTGCCCCGATTACTCATTCCCTACGCGACAAAAACACCACAACATTTTGGTCTGGATTGGCTTATAGGGAGCTGGAAGAGCTTGGAATGATTGGCACCAGTCATACCAAGCGCGTACCGGCTTGGGTATTTAAGCTCAACCGTAAGCTGAAGTTGGCGTTTCTCAGAGGATACCTCGACGCAGATGGTACCGTTTCGCCGAGTGGAAGAGTGCGGTTCTGCTCAGTTAATAAGTCCATGATGTCTCAGATTCGCCATTTAGCGATCTCTGTTGGACTAGGCGTGGCAAATATCTTTGAGTCGGAAGTTGATAGCGCCTTCAACGGCAAGGCTTACACGCACATTCTGCATATTCTACAGCTGAGCGGCCCGGCGGATGCGATACTTCTTGGAACCCATACGCCTGAGTATACAAGGCGAGTAGTACGAGCTTTAAAGAAGCGTCATTGGCGCGAGAATCCAATGGATCCTTGCGAGCAACGGCAGAGCGACATTGGTGATGGTCTGAGTATCCATCTTATTCAAGAGATCGAGGAATCGGAAACCCCTGAACTGGTTTACGACCTGGAAGTTGAAGAGACTCATTCATTTATTGCAAACGGTGTGGTCGTTCATAACTCAAATATCGAAACGCAGTCTCAGGAGTTCCTGACCTACTGCCTTCGCCCTTGGATGGAGCGATGGGAGCAGGCCATCGTTCGGGATCTTCTCGATGGGGACGATGAGCGGTACTTCGTGAAGCATGTGGCGAACGCTCTCCTCAGAGGAGATTCTGCCGCCCGTTCGCAGTTCTACAGCCAGGGCATTCAGTGGGGCTATCTCAGCAAGAATGACGTACGTGGGCTAGAAGACATGAATCCGATCGGTCCGGAAGGCGACATTTACCTGTCTCCAATGAACATGGTTCCGGCTGGCGAGGAAGGAAAAGACCCTCAGGAACCGGCACAAAAACCGGCACAAAACGCCCCCAAAACCGAAGAAAAGCCCGAAAAAGACGAGAAATCTCGTGTAAATGACGCATTTCGAGGCGCTTTTCTGGAGACCTGGCAGCGGGTCGTTAGAAAGGAGATAAATGCGGTCAAGGCGGCGGCCCGGAAGAAGGGCGACGACTTTGACCCGTGGTTCGACGAGTTTGTCACCGACCATCGTGCATACTCCGCTGAATGCTTGCGAGAAATGGCGCGTGCATACTGCTCGCTCAGGGGCCTGGATGTCGATCTCGTGCTTCCCGTCATGCTTGATGAGTATCGTATGAGCATTCGTGATCGCGTAGACGCATGGAAGGCAGAACCGGCCAGTGGGTACAACCACCGTGAGGACGAACTTGCCATCTATTGGGCGGAGCGACTTTTGGGGTACAGTGGAAACGATCTAATTGAAGCGGCATAGGAGCGTATGTATCTAGTAACTTCCTCACAGACCATTACAGCGGTTCTAGCGGATGTCGCAACACCAGCGCCAACGTACCTGACAGCGTACAGCTCGGGACCGAACCGCAGGGCGAGCAATGGGACACTATCTAACACCGCAGCGACGATAGTCCCTGCGCCAGTGAGCGAGTTTTTCTCTGTAGAACTCATGTCGATTCACAATGCTGATAACGCTTCGGCCACACTGACGATCAATTTCGTGGATGGTGCGAGTACTCGCAAACTCTGGGTCGGGACCCTCGCTGCCGGTGAGACTCTCCAGTACGTCGCTGGCCAAGGCTTTCATTGCATTGACAGCGCAGGCCGCATCAAATATTCCGAGTCGATTGCGCTCACGTTGGCAGATTCCGAAGATCTTTCACTCGGCACGACGACCGGCAGCAAGATTGGCACCGGAACCGATCAGAAACTGGGATTCTGGGACGCCACGCCGGTTGTTCAACCGGCAGGTGCCGCTCAAGCCGCAGTGACGCCGAGTACGGACCTCACGGGATCGGATACGGTGGACGCAGCCGCGGTTCTTGCCGCAGTACAGGCGGTCGAGACGCTCGCCAATGGCCTCCGAACAGCGCTTGTCAGTGCGGGAATCATTAAGGGAGCTGCGTAGTATGGTTGTGCGGCGTGAGAAACGAAGCTTACTTGAGCCGGTAAAGCTTGAGACTCGCGAGGATGATTCCTCTCCCAAGATCCAGGGATACGCCGCTCTTTTCGATGCTGAGACCGAAATCCGAGGGTGGTACGGCAGCTTTAAGGAGTCAATCGCCCGTGGGGCATTTAAGAGCAGTATCGATTCTGGAAAGCGGGTCGTTTCGCTCTTCAATCACGACGTAAATTACGTTCTCGGGAGCACGTCAGGCCAGACTATGACGCTCAAAGAGGACGAGCGTGGCCTCTGGATCGAGGTCACGCCGCCCGATACTCAAGTCGGTCGCGATGTCGTCGAGTACATTCGCCGCGGGGATGTTGTCGGTCAGTCCTTCATGTTCACGATCACGCGAGAGGAGTGGACGTTCGCCGAGAAGAAGGGCGAACTCGATAAGCGCGTCATCATGGAAGTCGAACTGTTTGAAGCCGGCCCGGTTCTTTTCCCTGCTTACGAAGAGACGTCGGTCGGTGTTCGATCAGAAAAAGACGATCCTTCAGCTTCGGCGTACCTCGCCGCGAAGAAGGAGTGGGAAGATCGCAACAGGCCCACCGAGCCGATCACCATCATTTCCCCTGAGCCCTATCTCTTGAAAGTTCGCACCTTGCGAGCCTCTCTCTAACTCTGGCACCATCACTTTAGGCGCTGCGGCCCCGCGTGTTCCGTCGAACACAGCACCGCAGCACGTAACCAACCAACGGCCCGACGGCCGTCTCACGTTACCCAACGCATTAGCAGAGTTGTACCCAAAGAACCCCCGTGACTACGGAGGGAAACGTCTATTCGTGTATGTAATGAGGAAAAGTGGATATTCAGGAACTTAGGAAACTTCTCGCAGGCGCCATCGGTCGGATGGATGACATTGCGGCAGAAGCAAAGAAGGAGAATCGAGGTCTTTCAGAAGATGAGCTTGCGAAGTTTGAGGGCATTGAGAAGGAAGTCGAGAACCTTAAGCGTTCAATCTCCGCGGCTGAGCGGTTGGAGAAGCTGAGCGAGGAACGCAGCAAGGCAACGACTGAGCCGGTCAACGCAGGAGCGTCGATCAAGGTTACTCGTGAAGAAGGCTGCGACGATGACGGAAAGTGTATCGTTTACCCATCGTTCGGAGCCCAGCTCCGCGACGTTGCGGCCCTTGCGAAAGACCCCTACTCCGCGAGTACTGCCGAGGTGCGGAAGCGTGTTGATCTTGCAAACAAGATAACCCGTGCGGCCTCTGGTCACAATGAGACCGTCGCTGCCGATGGTGGTGCATTGGTCATCACGGATTTCGCGTCCGAGATTCTGGACAAGGCATACCTCTTGGCTCCGTTTTCGAGCCGAGTGAAGCGTTACGGCCTGACCAGTGGCGCCAACGGCATCAAGATCCCGTACGTGGACGAGTCTTCGCGGGCTGACGGTTCGCGTCAGGGCGGCATTCAAGCGTACTGGGAAGAGGAAGCAGCAACCTATACGGCGAGCAAGGGCAAGTTCGGGCTCATGGAGCTGAACTTGAAGAAGCTCATTGGTGCGGCGTACATCACTGATGAGTTGCTCCAGGATGCTGGCGTGCTCGGCTCGTGGGTTACCCAGGCGTTCCAGCGTGAGTTCGCGTTTAAGCTCGACGATGCCTTCATCAACGGCGATGGTTCCGGAAAGCCTTTAGGCGTTCTAAACAGTGGCGCTCTCGTGTCGGTGGCCAAGGACACCTCACAAGTGGCTGCTACGATCACCGTTAACAACCTGGCAAACATGCTGGCTCGCGTACCGGAAGCAAATCTTCCGGGCTGCGTCTGGCTGTACAACCAGGCTTGTAAGGCGCAGCTCATGACGCTCGCCATTACGGTCGGATCGAACAGCTACCCGGCAATGATTCAGGGTGGGGTCACGGGGAACGTTGCCAGCGGCATTCCGGTGAACACGATTCTCGGCATTCCTGCGTTCGCCAGTGAGCACTGTGCAGCGCTGGGGACCGTGAACGACATCATCCTCGTCGATACGCAGTCATACATTGCGATCGACAAGGGTGGAATCAAATCGGCTCAGTCGGTTCATGTCCGGTTCCTCTACGACGAGAACTGTTTCAAGTTCACGTACCGCGTGGACGGACAGCCATCGTGGAGAGTTGGTCTGACGCCGTTTAAGGGGTCGGCCACGCTCAGCCCGTATGTCGTAGTTGCAACCCGAAGTTAGTGAATTGGCGGAATCGGGGGTTATGTTTTGCCCCCGCTCTGCCAGTACAGAGAACACGAAAGGAGATTTTTAAGAGGAAATATGTTGAGTGAATTTACAGCAAAGCCCATCAAGGCACTGGCTCCGGCAGCAGATCGATGGAACACGGACCCCGTCACCGATTCCATCAACCTGAAAAACCACAACCGGCTCACGTTCCTGGTGTACCAGGAAGGCGGGACGACCGGTAAGGCGACCGTGACGGTGCTCGCGTCGAGCGACGACGCCCGCACGGGGGCCGTGGCGCTCCCGTTCCGCTACCGCAAAATGACGACCGGTACGAGCGACACACTCGGGTCCGTCACAGCCGTGGCCGACACCGGGTTCGACACCACCGCGAACCAGGACAGCATCTATGAGATCGAGGTACTCTCGTCCGAGCTGCCCGACGGCAAGCCGTGGGTGCACCTCAAAGCCACCGAGGCCGCGAACGACCCAGTTAACGGATGCGTGATCGCGCTCTTGTCAGGTCCTCGCTTTGGCGGCTTGACACAACCTGCCGCAATCTAAGCGACGGGTTTCGCAGTAACGGCGACGGTGCTCTTCGGGTGCCGTCGCCCATTTTTCCATTTGGAGGCCGATGTCTTGGATTGAGCTTGAGGCACCCACGGCGGCGCCGGTCGACCTTGAAGAGTTGAAAGGACACCTTCGCGTCACGACGAACAACGAAGACGCCACGATTGAGCTGTACGCCAAGGCTGCGGGCCAGTTGTTCGAGATCAAGACGAACCGGAGGCTCATTTCTCGGAGCTTTCGACTCGACCTCCCGGCGTTTCCAGCGTCGGCGGACCCTTGCGGCATCGAGCTTCCCTTCGCCCCGGCGGAGGAGATTACCCACATCAAATACTTCGACACCGCGGGCGTGCTTCAGACTTGGGACGACGAGGAGTACATTATGGATCTCACGAGCCACTTCCCGAGGGTGACAGTCGCGCCGAATTACCTTTTTCCCTCCACGCAGACGGGAAGGCCTAACGCTGTTCAGGTCACCTTTGTCGCTGGGTACGGGGACACGTACGAGGACATCCCCGAGGGCATCCGCCTGGGAGTCTTCTTCCTTGCGGCCCACGCCTACACGACGAGAACGCCGGTTGTGAACGGCACGATGACTGATGTTCCGAAAACACTCCAGTACGTGATCGACGCCTACAAGCTCTGGAGGGCGTGATGGGTGGGGATCCTGGGAAAAAGAACCGACTCATCACGCTGAAGTCGGTGACGGAGACGAACACCTCGGGCAGTCTCGACAAGACTTACGCCACGGTGGCGAGGGTGTGGGCTGATTTCCGGCCCCTGAGAATGGACGAGCGAAACCAATCCGCGGCGAAGCACTCCCTCCGGACAGGGAACTTCCGGATCTACTGGCGGGATGACATCACGCCGACGATGGTGATCGTCTGGGACAACCAGACGTGGAGAATCACGGGCATCGCGGAGGTGGGCTACCAGGACGAACTCGATGTGACGGCGGAGGTGGTCTACTGACGGTATGGCAGACGATTTCGTTAAAGGGCTCGACGATCTTTTAGCGGCGCTTAAAGACCTACCCGGCAACATTGAGAAAACGTCTCTCAGGACGGGTCTATTTCGCGGGGCTCAGCTCCTTCGGGACAAGATCAAAGACGCGGCGCCCATCTCCTCGGGGTACCCGCCGAAGGGCGGGAGAATGGCGAAGTATCTGCCGGGAACTTTGAAAAAGAGCATCAAGGCAAAGCGCCGGAGAGGCACACGACAGGAAGCGGCTGCGGGTATCACGGGAGCTTTTTATGCGAGGTGGGTTGAAGAAGGCCATACGCTGAAGAGTCATGGAAAGAAGATGGACAGGGAGGTTATCGGGCACGTTCCGCCCAATCCATTTATTCGCCAGACGTTTGAAACGAACAAGGAAGCGGCACTGGAAGAGATGCGGAGGGGCTTTGCCGAGGGCGTGAAGAAAGCGCTGGATCGGCTTCGAAGCAAAATGCCGAAAATTTAGAGAGGATAGGGACGGTTTACGGCAACGATTGAAGAGGCGATTCACAACAAGCTTTCAAGTACTTCGGCGATTACGGCTATCGTAGGCACTCGCATTTATCAGCTCAAAATGCCGGAAAACCCAACGCTTCCGGCAATCACGTTCGAGGTATCGGTCGGTGATCAGGTCGAGAGTTTCACGGGGTACTCGTCTCTTTCGAATCCCATCGTGAGTATTCACTCGTGGGCAAGATCTGCGGCAGCGGCGAACGCTCTCGCCCTTCTCGTGAGGGATGCTCTCATCGGAGCGTCATGGACCTACAGCGACGTGACCGTCACCAATGTGCTTGAGTGGTCGACAGCATCGCTTTACGACGATGACACCGAGATTTACCACGTAGCGGGCTCGTGTAGGGTCTGGTATTCATGATGTTGAATTAATCAGTAGCGGAGGCCAATGGCGTCGGCAGCAAGCGCGGGAGCAGGATGTGCATTTCGTAGGGGTAACGGTGATTCCGGCACTACGGCAGTTCGTGCCTCCCGTACAATGGGCACCACCAATTCGCAGATCATCATTTACTGGGGAACGGGCGGAACGGCGGGCAACTCGAAGACATGCTCGATTGTCGTCTCGGGTCTCAACACCGCACTCTCCGTGGTCGTTACCACCTCGGCGGTAACAATCAACTCGGCCACCAACGGCGGCGGGTCCGCAACCTCAACAGTCACTCAAATCGTAGACGCGCTCTACGCGGACAGCGTTTTTCGGGCCAACTGGGATGCCTCCTTCGGCGTCGGCGACGGTACCGGCACGATTGCGGCAGCAGGCTCTTCCTCCCTCTCCGGTGGTATCGCGGGCGAAACGTTCACAGCGGTCGCTGAAGTCAAAGGCGTTAGAGGCCCAAGCCTTCAAGCAGCAACGTCGGAAGTGACGAGCTTCGACTCGAATAAGATTCGTGAATTCATTTCAACGCTGAAGGATGGCGGTACGGTCTCCTTCGCAATCAACTACATCCCCAACGCCTCCAGTAATGGGCACCAGTACCTCGTCGCGGACATGCTCGCGGGGACGGTCAGGAATTTCGAGCTTCAGTTCGATGACACGAAGAGAACCACGATGTCGTTTGCTGCGGTGGTGACGGGTTTCGAAGTATCGGCAGAGTTGGAACAAGCAGTTCAGGCCAACGTATCGCTGAAGATCAGCGGTTGGCCTACTTGGTATTAACGTAAGGGGGTGCAATAAGAAAATATGCCTTCAGGAGCAATTTTCGGCGGTGGATGTACATTAAAGCGAATCACAACGGCAATTGCCGAGGTGAAAGGCGTCAGGGGGCCAAGCCTTCAGGCAGCGACGACAGAGACAACAAGCTTTGACTCGGCAAACGATGTCAGAGAGTTTCTTTCGACCTTGAAAGATGGCGGGACAGTCTCGTTCTCCATCAACTACATTCCAAACGCCGGCGGCACGGCGCATCAGCTCCTCGTGAGCGACATGCTTTCCGGCACTAATCAATCATGGAAGCTGGATTTTCCAAACTCCATCTCGATGTCCTTCACCGGTATCGTGACGGGCTTTGAGATCTCGGCAGAGCTTGAGCAGGCGGTTGGTGCAAACGTCACCATCAAGCTCACCGGATGGCCGACCTGGGCATAGTGCTCTCTGGGGTAATGGAGGTTTATGGACAACGCAGATAAGGCGATCCCTGAAATTACGCTTCAAGTCTTTGGCGCACCGCACAAACTCTCGCCAACGTTCGGCACATTCTGCCGATTCGAAAAGGCGACGGGAAAGAACGCGATGGCACAGTCAACTTGGCTCATGGCATCAGCCTTGGACATGGTGACCTTCATCTGGGCAGCGCTCGGCGGTGAGAAGCTCGGGAAAAGCATCGATGACGTGGCCGAGGAAGTCGATGGAAAGGACCTTTCCACAGTTCAAGAGCTTCTCGCGGTCATGTTCAAGCGGGCCCAGGTGCCAGAGGCCGCAAAAAAAGACGAAGCCGCGTAGACGGCGGCGAGGAAGACTCGGTTTGTTGGTTAACGTTGTGGGCGATCGGTGTGTACGATTTTGGGCTTTCGAGCGAACAGTTCTGGGACCTCACTCCACCGCAATTCGCTGCCCTCTCTGACCGGCACGACGACAGGAACCAGCGGGACGAGTTCTATTCCGCCAACGTCGCATCCATCATTGCCAACTGCCACCGGGACGAGAAGTCCCGACCGAAGCCCTACACGCCCAAAGACTTCATGCCGTCCTACGCGGCAGAAGAAGAGGCTCAAGCCACTCCCGGCGACATGTCGCCCGATGCAATTCTCACCTACCTCAAGGCCGCATTTCCTCCACGCGAAGTAAAGGAGGACCATGGCTGATAAGGCACTTTACTCGCTTCTCGTAGACCTTCGAGCGAACACCGCTCAGCTCCAGCAGGACATGGACAAGGCCGTGGGGATTCTCTCACGGGCGACCGGCAAAATGGGATCGGTTACCCGTGGATTTTTCGAGGGGCTTGGTCAAGGGCTTTCCCGCGAGTTCATGACGCAACTTCGGCAGTTGCCCACGCTGTTGGGAAACCTCGCCGACGCTGGGGAAGAAGTCGGCTCAATCGCTGACAGTTTCAAGCAACTTGGCGGAAGCTCCTCGGCAATCGAATCCGCTCGAAAAGCCACGCTCGGAATGGTGTCGTCGTTCGATCTCATGAAGATCGCCAACGAGGGCATGCTTCGTGGAATCCCCAAGTTGAATGACAGCTTCGGCATGCTCGCCGATTTCGCCGGAAGATTCGCCAACGCTACGGGCCGAGATACCGTTGAAGTCCTTCAAGGTATCACGGACGCTATTGGGAAGGGCTCGACGAAGGCTTTAAAGGATTTCGGGATCACCATCGCCGATACCGGCAGCAAGACAGGCAATGCCGCTGCGGCAATTGAAGCGTTCCGCGTCAAGATGGAGCTAATGGCTCCCATCACTGATTCCGTCAGCAACGCTCACAAGGCGTTTTCAACGGCGATGGAAGATGCCTGGAAGACGATGGGCATCGGGATCAATGAGAGCGCAGAACTCCAGAATGTTTATCGCGAGCTTGAGCAGGCGGTCAATTCAATTGATTGGAGGCAAGTAGGTTCAGACATTGCTTCGATGGTCAGTAGCATTGCAAGCGTTCTGCCATCACTGAAGACCGTTGCGGGGGAAATCAACAACATTTCTCTTGGTCTCAGATACCTCACTGGAAATCTCTCACCCGCAGAGCAAGGTCTCAAGAAACTCGCGGACCTTAAAAACGAACTTGCAAAGTCTGAAGCGGCTGGGAAAAACCAGTTTGCCGATTGGCTTTTCGATGGGGCCGCCAATAAGCGAGCCGAAGAACTTCGACAGCAGATCAAGGATACGGAACGAGCGCTTCAAAACCTAAAGAACGCGGACGGAATGGATGCGTTCATGGGCCAGGCGGTGAGCGGGACGAAGCCTATCGTCGCTCCAAGCTCCACGGGCGTGATTCAAACAGCACCACGCATTGCCGCAGAAAAGAAGATCACACGCGAAGTCGTCGATGATCGCAAAAAGGAAGAACTTAAAGCCCTTCAGGAGATTGAGAAAGAAAAGTCCGAGCAAGCCGGACGCCTCATGCGAGAGCAGTACGAGGACCAAAAAGCACTAGTGGAGAAGAGCGCCAAGGACTGGGAAGGGCTTCTAGGCTTCGCGTTCACCTCGATCGGGCTTGACCCCGAGGTGTCCAATAATCTCTCGAACCTTGGCTCTCAGATTGCAGCGGGCATGTTCTCCTCAATGCAGGAGAATCAAGGCGGTCTGTTTGGCCTCGGACAGACGATCGCGGCCGGTGTCGGTGATGGCCTGAACTATCTCTTCGGTGACGGCACGACACAATCGGGCGGCGGTCTCGGCTCGATCTTCTCCGGTGTTGGGTCGATGCTCGGCAACGGAATGACCACCGATCAGGCTCACGGGGCGGGCATTCAAGGCCCTGGAATGCAGAACGGCCAATTCAACGGTGGGCAAAACTGGGACGGATGGATCTCGGGTGCCACTGCCGTTATTGGAAACGCTCTTAATGCACGAGGGCAAGACAAGGCTGGAAAGGACAACAGCGGAACCGGCCAAGCGGCGGGGGCTTTGGGTGGCGCTGCAATTGCCGGTGCTCTCTCTGCCGGTCTAGCGGCTCCTCTCGGCGCTGCAATCGGTGGCGCTCTCGGTAAGACCATCGGCGGCATGTTCAAATGGGGCCCGCAAAACGCCGAGACCCAAGCCCGCCACACCTTCGCGAATTGGATGGAGGACCAGCTAAAGAAGATCGGCGGCTTCCAGGTTCGTCAGCAGGACGGCAGCTTTTCCCGCATGACGAATTTCATGGAGGGATCTTCGAGCAGGTTCAACAAGCCGGGCTGGGCGGACGAGTTCAACAAAAAGCCCGGTGCCGCCACCTTCAGCGGGCTCGGCATGGGCCTCAAAGAGATCTTGGGCATTACCGAGGACGTGGGTGGGCAAATTGCGGCAATGCTTGGTGAGAACCTCGCGAATAACGTCGACAACGCCCGCCACATGGTGCAACAGCTCGGCCTATCGTTCGAAGAGATTCAGGACAAGCTCGTCGAGATGGGCAAGCGCGGCGAAAAAACCTGGCTTGAGATTGAGACGGGAATTCAAGGGGCGGCTGAAGCGTTCAAGCCTGGGCTGACGGCGGTTGGCGACTGGAACCAGGCGATGCAAAACCTGCTTAACTCAGGCGCGAAAGGGTTCGAAGCCATTCAAAGCGTCCGGGACATTTTCATTGAGGCAGGCGAGAAAGGCATCAAGACCATGACGCAGCTTCGCGAGGAGATGCTCAAGACCTACGACCCAAAAACCGTGGATGCGTTCTTCGCAGCGGCTAATCAGCGTGGCGTGACAAGCATCGAAGCCGGCATGAAGCTCGACGATAGAACCGCAGGCGGCTTCGTCGCCGACATGCAAGCGGCAGGCGTGAAGTTTCAGGAGACGGGTAACAAGATGGCCGATGCCGTGGGGAGCCTGAATTCTGCAACGTCGAGCAACACGTCGGCCACGATGGAGAACACACGGGCTCTTTTCGCAATGGCCGGCAAGGCCCCTCCGGCATCACCGGACGAAGACACTGAAGAAGCTTTCGCAAGCGGCGGCATCGTGAGAGGCCCCACGCGGGCACTCATGGGAGAGGCAGGCCCCGAGGCGATTCTCCCACTCACGCGGCGAAACGGAAAGCTCGGCGTTTCCCTGCACGGCATCAATGGCGGTGGCGGCGGGTACGTCGTGAACATCGACGCCCGAGGTGCCGCTCCTGGAGTGGAGGGCCGCATTCGTGCCGCGATTCGCGAATCGGAGGAACGGGTCTCCCGCGGAATACTCCGAAGCATAAACAGCCAACGCAGGAGGTCGGTGTAGGCCATGGCGGTATCGTTTCCCCTCAATCTTCCAACAACCCCAACGGCGTCGGGAATCGATGGGTTTTCCTTGCGGCTCATGGAGTCAGTCGCGATGCTTCGCTCCCCGTGGAGCTTTGCCACGCAGGTACAGGAGCACACTGGGCAGCTTTGGGCGTGCGATGTCTCCATCGCCCCATGCCAACGGGCAAAGGCAGAGCCGTGGGTCGGCTTTCTCGAATCGCTCAAGGGCCCGGTCGGAACGTTTCTGATGGGTGATCCGTGGGGAAAGAACCCTCGTGGCACGGCAACCGGAACACCGCTCGTGAACGGCGGCAGTCAAACGGGAGAAACCCTCCTCACAAAAGGATGGACAATCAACATCACGGGCATCCTGAAGGCGGGAGATTACATCCAGATCGGCCAGCGGCTTTACAAGGTGAAGCAGGACGCCAACTCCGACGGCAGCGGAAACGCAACGCTCGAAATCCGGCCACGCCTGCGGGAAAGCCCGGCGAACAACACCTCGATCATCACGGCAAGTCCCAAGGGGCTCTTCCGCCTGAACTCTGTCGAGGTGCCGCTCTTCGATCTCGACATCGAGAGAATCTACAGCATTGCATTCACTGCGGTGGAGGCGATCTAGTGTGGCGAGAAACCTAACCGCTGGGTTCATTGCAGAGGCAATCGCCGCGAATAACCGTCCTATCGTGCTTTTCGAAGGCGTTTTCGCAAGCTCCACCATCCGCCTCTGGAACGGATGGGGAGATCTCACGTGGAACGCACAAACATGGCTCGGTAATGGCTGGTTTCGGAGCATGGAAGGGGGCGACGAGACGACGGAAGTGGAAGCGGTCGACATGACGATCGTGCTATCCGCCGTTCCCTCGGCAGTCATCTCGCTCATCCTTTCCGATCAGAAGCAAGGGGCGGCGGGGTCTCTTTACATCGGCTTTCTAAATGCCTCGGGTGCTGTCATCGCCGACCCATACCTCTGGTGGAAAGGCGTCTACAGTCACGCAGAACTTGACTATTCGCCTGACGCGCCCCAAGTGCGGCTCATGTATGATTCTCCTCTAATGGATATGGAACGACCACGGGAGCAGCGGTGGACGCACGATTGTCAGACAAAGCTATTCGCCGGTGACTTGGGATTTCAGTACGTTCAGGCCGCGGCAAACTGGCACGGAACCTGGAGCGGGCAAAAGAAGAAGCTGAGCAAGGAAGATCGACGGGCGACACGAAAGCCGAAAGGGTCGCCAAAAAAGAATCGGTGATATGACGAAGCTCACGAGCGGTGAACGATATTGGTTGGGGCAAGGCCCGATCACGAAGGCAGAGACCGACAAGGCCTTCAAGTATCTACGCAAACATAACAAGCCGAGCGACCTAGAAAGCCGCAAGCATTACATCGCCAAGCTCCGAAAGCGAAACGAGATCAAGCGATACCTCAAAGGGAAAGAGGAAGCCGCGACTGACCCGACCAACCCGTGGCAGATCATGTTCGGGACCGTTCAAGTCGGCGGTGCCGTCACCTTCATCCACACGAGCGACGGGGCGGTACAGCCCGATGGCTCGTACATGAAGGACCTTTATCTTCATCTGGTCATCACACTCGCAGCCCACGAAATCACGTACCTCAGAAATGTTTACTTCGACGGATATGACGTGCAGTGGGACACGAACCTTCTGACCCGCCCGACCGGAGTGGTGAACGCGACCGGCATCTTTGCCGGGTACGTGAAGATGCAGATCAATTACGGCACCGATGCCCAGGCCGCTCTCTCAGAGTTGGTTGCCGATGTGCCGACGAAATGGACCAGCAACCATCGCCAACGTGGGCACGCTCACGTGTACCTGCGGCTCAAATGGAATGAAACGGTTTTCAAGAACGGCACGCCCGACATCACCTTTCGGCTCACGGGAAAGTACGATGTTTACAATCCCGTAACCACAGGCACGGAAGTTTCCGGCAACGCGGCAATGGTTCTGCTCGATTACATGAGAAGCTCGCGCTACGGCCTTGGCCTTTCGCTTTCGGATTTTAATTCGACACGATTGAACGCGGCAGTCACCACCGCTGGCGGGACGGTCTCCCTTGCGGGCGGCGGCACAGAGCCACGCTATTGGCTCGACTTCCACGCCGGGGTGGACGAGGCCCCCGGCTCTCTAATTGATGACATGCTCGCCAGCATGGCCGGAAGGCTTGTGTATTCCGAAGGAAAGTACTCGCTCTACGTCGGCGAATCCCGCACGGCGGTCATGACGCTCACGGAAGACATGATCCTCTCGGACATTCAGGTGATGACGAAGGCTCCTCGGGCGGAGAGCTTCAACAGCGTACGGGGCACGTTCGTCTCGGAGACGAATGGCTTTGAGGAATCAGATTTCCCGGTCGTCACGAATTCAAGCTATGTCACCGCCGACAGTGGCGTGACGATTTACGAAGATCTCACGTACAACCTCGTCACGTCGCACCAGCGATGCCAGCGGCTCGCCAAGATCGAGCTTGAGCAAAACCGCCAGGGCATCACCGTCGAATTCACAGCGACCATGGCCGCGTACCAGGCAGAGCCAGGCGAATGGGTGAACGTTACATTCTCAGAGTTTGGATGGTCGGCGAAAACGTTCGAAGTGGTGCGCTCGGCTCTTCAGATCGAAGACAGCCCGGAAGGCTCCCCGATGTTCACCGTGCGGCTGTTGCTCCGGGAGACCGCGGCGGCAGTATACGACTGGAACTCCGGGATGGAGACGACGTACGACACGAATCCGAACACCAACCTGCCGAACCCGTTTATCGTCGCCGATCCCACGTCGCTCACGCTCGCGTCAGGCACGAACTATCTCTACATCCGAAGCGACGGCACGGTCTTCTCGCGGCTTTACGCTTCCTGGGTAATGGCTTCCGACGCTTTCGTTCAGAATGGTGGGTATTACGAGCTTCAATTCAAACTCACCTCCAGTTCGACCTGGCAGGACGCGGGCGATGTGCCCGGAAGCTCGTCCAACTACTACATACTCGATGTGCGGGATGGCTCGTCGTACGATGTTCGAATCCGCTCGGTGAATGCCCTCGGCGCTCGGGGCAACTGGGTGACCACAACGGGCCACACCGTCATCGGCAAAACGGCGGCACCAAGCAACGTGACGGGAGTCGTTGCCGTCGTCGAGGGGCAACGGGTGAAGGTGTCGTGGAACGCCGTGACGGACCTCGATGTGCGAGAGTACGAGATTCGGTACGGCACGGTCTTCACAGGCTTCAACGACGTTCCGGCGACTGCGGTCAGGGTTCGATCGACTACCCATTCCTATCAGGCCCTTCCGGCCGGAACAGTGCGATTCATCGTCCGGGCACTTGATACGACGGGGAACTACTCCGTAAATGACGCCACTGCCGACCTAGTGGTGTCGGCCCCCGGAGTGCCGCAAAACTTTTCGGTTAACCTCATCGACAACAACGTGATGCTCCGGTGGGAAGTGCCGACAACGACGACTTTCCCGGTCGCCTATTACAGGGTGACGCGAAAGACCGCCACGAGATCCGATGACCTGGGAACCGTCACGGGAACGTTCTTCACCTACGTGGAACTGGTTTCGTCAGCGTACACGTTCCGCGTTTCCGCGGTGGATGTCGCCGGGAACGAGGGCCCCGTCGCTGAGGTGTCCACCACGGTGTATCCGCCTGCTGATTTCGTGTTTCGGGCAAGCCCCAGCATTACTCTCTCAGGGGCAACTCTCGCCAATGCCGCCTACATTGCGGAGACCTACAGCGTACAAGCGGCGGCGAACTCTGCGGAGACGTTTGACCAGCATTTCACGAGCAACTCGAAAACGACGATCCAGGATTTCATCACGGCGGGGTATTCCTACTGGCTCGAGCCCATCACGGGCGGAACGGGCACGGCAACGTTCACCACGACCGGCGGCTCGGTCTGGGCACCCTACGACACGACCGAGACGTTCGACCAACACTTCACGCAGAATGGCGTCACGACCATTCAGGGTCTCATTGACCTGGGTTTCTCTTACTGGCTCACGCCGAACGACATGCTCACGGGGCAGATCGACATCACGGTGGACCTCGGTGAAGTGCTCCCGCAGGCAACGGTCAAATTCGATTATGTGGCCTTCGGCTCCGGCCTTCAGCCCGTGCCGACCGTCTCGTGGAAGAAGCTCGTCGGAGATCCGTGGATCGCTGGGCAGTCCGGCAACAAGAACGCCTCGCCCAATAACTACCGGTACCTGAAGCTCACCCTCGTCGTAACGCCCCGCACGCAAACAGACTGGTGCGTGGTGACCGATGTCTCCTGTACCGTGAACGTGAAAGAAATCACCGACTCGGGAACCACGACGGCGAATTCGGGAGATGCTGGAGGAACGACAATCTCCTTCACGAAGAGCTTCCTGGACGTTTCGGCAATCGTCGTCACGCCGCAGGGAACAACGGAGTTGAAACCCGTGGTGGACTTTACCGACATCGCCAACCCGACATCTTTCAAGGTACTGCTGTTTAACTCCGCTGGCTCTCGGGCCACGGCTGACGTTCGGTGGACTGCACGAGGAGTGCAGGCCGTGATATAAGACTGGAGGAATATGACTGACTTTAACACCCCGACAAACTCATCTCTCTATACCGCCGTGCTGACAGCGTTGAACGGCAAGATCTCCTCGTGTGCAAAGATGGACTTCTCCTCGGATACGAATATTCCGACGGGTACCGTGCGATACGACTCAACGAACAAGATTCTGGATTCTTGGAACGGGTCGTCCTGGGTGAACGCCTTGCCGACCGCAGTCACCTCCTTTACTCCGACCTATACGGCAGTCGGCGGTATGACTTTCACCTCGACTTCGCTCAGCTATGCGAACTATATCCGCATGGGCAAGCTATGCTTCTTTCACATTGTAGACACCGGAACGACAAGCGGGTCAGCATCGAATGAGATAGAGTTTGCATCGCCTTTGACCCAAGTCAGTCAACAAGTTCTTACAGCGTGGTACGCCGATGGTGGGTCCGCTGCACCAGGGGCGTGCATATCTTCGTCTACAACAAAATTCAGGGTAAGGAAGGCCGATGGTAGTAACTTCGCCTTGAGCACCGGCCGCATCATCTGGGTGAGTGGCTTCTTCATTACCGCATAGGTGGTCGTTATTGAAGCCTAAACTTGCCCTATAGCGTCCCGCCTTCGGGCGGGGTTATGATGGCGGCATAATTTCTATCCTGCTTTGAAGCGTATGAATGAAAATGCTGCCTTATCCTCTCGAATTGATGCTGGGTTGATCGCGTCTTCAGGTCTCTCCCCCGAAGGCATTGAAGCCCCAAGCATTACCTACCGCGTCGATTGTGTCGGCCCGGACGGGGTTTTGAAGTGGTCTGAGGAATTCCACAACCTCGTCACCACGGCAGGAAAGACCGATATTGTCGACAAGTACCTGAAGGGATCTGCTTACACCGCCGCGTGGTATCTTGGCCTCAAAGGCACCGGTTCAGCGGCAGTGGGCGACACCCTCGCTTCCCACGCGGGCTGGTCCGAAGTTACCCCATATGCCGGTAACCGGCCTGCAATCACTTGGGGAACAACGTCTTCCGGGTCCAACACCGCAACGGCCGTTTCAATCTCCATCAACGCCACGCAGACGGTTGCAGGTGCGTTCGTGTCCTCGGTTAACACCGGCACGTCGGGCACTTTGTACTCTGCCGGAGATTTCGCGGCGAGTCGCTCGGTTGCTTCAGGCGATACCTTGAACGTTACCCCTACTCTCAGCGTGAGCTAACAAGCGGAGGCAAATGAGCCTCCCTCGGGCATCCCATCAAAGTCCTTTCCCGTTGCCTGAGGTTCTATGGCTGTAGTTGCTTTTACGGGCTTCGAGCACGGCGATACCTCTGAGTTGAATGCCACCGCTGGCGGCACGACGGTTCAGAGCACGACAAAGCGAACCGGCGGATACGGCCTAAAAATTCTTTCGGCCACCGCGAACGCGGCCACCTACGGTGAATTAACCGGATATGCTGCTGATGGAACGTTCGCTGTCTACAGCGTTGCCACCGTCTACCATCGCTTCTATTTTCAATACGCGACTAAGGCCGGCTCGGGGTCCGAGATCATCGCGGCATCTCTCGATAGCGGAAACACAGTCAAAGGAGCTATCGCGCTTACCTCAACCGGCGTGCTGACCTACAGAAACGCGGCGGGAGTTCTCGCGACGGGAAGTACGACACTTACAGCAAACACGTGGTATCGGATTGAGTTCCGCTGCGGCACGGGCGCGTCGGCCAATTACGAACTCAAGATCGACGGCACGTCGGAAGTTTCTGGTACGGGCGATCTGGGCACGAATAACAACGCGAAGCTCCGAATCGGGAAGGCGGTCAATACGGATGGCTGGGCCATCGAATACTACTTCGACGATGTCTACCTCGATGATGCGGCATATCCGGGAATCGGTGAATGCAAGGTCATGCTGCCAAACGGAGAAGGCAGCACGGCCCAATGGACCGTGGGTGCCGGAGGTGCGGGAACTGGTGACTACACCGATGTCGATGAAATACCGACCAACACGGACACCGATTACATTCAAAAGTCATCGGCCGCTTCGCAGACGCATCTTGTAGCTTTCGAGAGTTCAAGTTCAGCTGGAATCAGCGGCACGATTAACGCCGTGAAGTTCATGGCCCGCATTCGCGAAAGCTCGAACAGCACGTCAGCGTCGGGCGTCAGAATTCGATCGGGCTCAACGAACTCTGATAGTAGCACCAGGAACGGATCGACTTCATATGTATGGCAAGGTCGGTGTCTCGGTACCGACCCGGCTGATTCCTCTGCCTGGACGACTTCGGATCTAGATGGCATCGAGGCCGGAGTGATCGACACCGCGTCTATCACGACCGTCCGGTGTACGACGATGATTCTGTCCGTGGATTACGTGCCGTCAACCGGAAACGTTTATAACGATACCCTGACGGAATCCGTTACCGGTGCTGAGAGTCAGGCTGTTGTGGCGACGGTTGCCCCTACGTGTAGCGAGTCGGTAGCGGGTGCCGAGAGCAACGCGGCTGCTGCCACTTTCGTTACGACGCTGAGCGAGCCAGTCACGGCGGCGGAGAGCACGAGCGGCGGACTTCTCCTTTCGTCGACGGTCACGGAACCCCTCACGGGTGCAGAGTCGCTCGCGGCCGTCGTCACGGCGGTGACGACATTGTCGGAGCCAGTAACAGGGGCTGAAAACCTCGCCGCCTCTGCCACGTTCGTCCCGACATCCTCAGATTCGGTCACGGGTGCGGAGTCCATGGTGCCTGCACTGACGATGCCGGTGATCATAAGTGAGGCGGGCACTGTAGCGGAAAGCCTCTCAGTTTCGGCGACACTCGTCCTGACGATCTCTGAGCCTGTGACAGGTGCGGAATCCCTCGCAGCAACGGCAACGTTTATTCCGACTTTCTCGGAGTCAGTAGCAGGGGCTGAAAGCCTTGCGGTAGTAGCAACGCTCGCCCCGACACTCTCGGAATCTGGGACTGCGGCAGAGTCGTTATCGGCGGGCCTCTTAATCACTAGCACGTTTAGCGAGTCGGGCACTGCGGCGGAGAATCTTTCCGCAGCCGTAACATTCAACGCCACGGGGACCGAAACAGTCACTGTAATCGAGTCTGTCGCCAACGCTACAACGTTCGTGGCTACCTTCTCCGATGCTGTAACCTCTGGCGATCAGTTCACGAGTGGTTTGATCTTTATTGATCCGATTTCCTACACGTTAACCGGTGCCGACACTCTGGCAGTTGCCGCCAATTGCGTTGTCACCAACTCGGAATCTACCACTGCAACGGAATCAGTTATCCCGGCGTTTACGACATCTGGGGCAGTGACTGAAATCGTCGCATCTGGCGAGTCTATCGCGGCGGCTCTCACGGCTTCAGCGACAGTCTCCGGGGCCGTATCTGGGGCAGAGACACTAGCAGCGGTTGCGACCTTTGCGGCTCCATTGACCGAGAGCGTGACGGCGGCGGATGATGTTACAGACGGCGGCGCTCAAGTCTATAACGTCTCGTATTCCGATAGTGCCTCCGTGGGTGATGCCCTTGCGGTGGCGTTGACGGCAGTACCTGCATTGTCGGAAGGCGCTACGATTGCGGAAAGCCTCTCGGCCGCAATGACTGCAAGTGCTCCCCTTTCGGAAACCCTCACCATTGCTGCGGCACAGACGGCCGCAAACAGCATGTCGAGCACCTGCTCGGAGTCGGCCAGCGCGGGCGAGTCCATCGCGTGCCAAAGCCACATGGTTCTCGCTGTCCTTGAGGCGGGAACGGTTGCGGGTGCCTTTACGGCCCTAGCTACGCTTGTGGCCTCGATAGCTGACGACCAGATCGCAAGCGACGAGCAGCCGAGTGTGTCGGCAACCTTCGAGGGCTTGCTCGATGAGTTATTGACTGGTGCCGACGATTACGCCTCCTTTGTCGGGATTCCTCTCAGCAGTAGCTCGCTTGACTGGGCCCCGCTCGGCGGCAACTTCCTCCACTGGGCCCCGCTTCCGCTTTGGCTGCACTATCAGACCAGAAACCGGCTCGAATACGCACCGCGTGGCGGTTCTCCTCTACTCTTTAAGGCCGGACATCGGTTACACTGGACCCCGAGGGGCAATGGCTAAAGCACCGCAAGTTCATTCAAAGCATCCGCTCGCGGCTCAAAACGCTGCCGTTTCTTTCGACGATCTTCTTGAGGTCGCCGAAGAGCTTACGGGCACGCCGACTGTCACGTCCGCACCATCTGGCCTAACGATCGACAACGTAAAGGTAAATGTAGGCGCATTGACCATTAACGGAGTTTCGGTCGCCGAGGGGCGAGCGGTTCAATTCCGTGTTTCAAGCGGCACGGTGGGCACGCCGTATCAGATTACTGTCTCTTGCAGCACCACCTCCTCCCCGGCACAAACGCTCATTGCCGAGTGCAATTTGAACGTCGTCGATGCCTAGCCCCGGTCTTTTCTACGATGCACCCCCCAAACCCTCCGTGGTACCCTTGTCCCGTATAGCGGACTCATGGGGGAATTGCGGCGGTGATGATGGCGGGCAAAGTCGACGGGGATACATTTCGTTGGATCCTCGGTGCGGTTTTCAGTGTGTTCTCGCTTATCGGCGGCTTCTGGCTCTCCGTTCTGACGGGCTCCATCAACGATCTGCGGCATGATGTCACGGTCCTTTCCCAGCAGCAATCGGCCCTGACGGCCCATGACGAGGGGCAGACCAAGCTCCTCGACCGGGTTGACAGCCGCTTCGAGCGCATCGAGCAGAAGATCGACCGGCTACTGCAAGAAACACACGCCCGTCCTTAACTTCGGAGGAGAATGACGCCGACGCCTGCCATGAAACATCAGGTCATGCTCGTAAGAGACGAAGGGCTGCGCCTCAAAGCCTACAAGGATTCGGTCGGTCTCTGGACGATTGGCGTTGGTCGAAACCTCTCCGCCAGGGGTATTACTGGAACGAAGCTGCTCTGGTACCGAACGGTCGGCATCTCTCGCGAAACGGCGATGGCATGGCTTGAGGAAGATTTCAGAAGGGCTCGCAAAGACTGTGAGGAGATCTTCGGTGCCGCACTCTTCAACCGGTGGTCTCTCCATCGACAACTCGGCTGGTGCAACCTCGCCTTTAATCTCGGCAAGGCAAGGCTTCTCGCTTTTCACAACACTTTGCAGTTCGCGAAACGCGAAAACTGGCCCGCGGTTGAGGCCCATCTTCGCGGCTCGAAATGGTTCGGCCAGGTTGGGTCACGGGCAGAGCGGGTCTTGTCTCTCATCGTTCGAGAGGAGTGGCCTTATGCGTGATTTCTTTCGCTGGTTCCTGGTACCGTTTCTAATTGGCTGCATCCTCGGATTCACGAAGGCCAGCGAGGGGCAGGAACCTCCTCCCGTCTGCCAGGACATCATTGGCCTCCTGAGCGAGAAGTTCCCGGTCGATGATCTTGTTCCGCTCCTACCAGAGAAATTCTGCGGCAGTCATCTTGATTGGACATTTGCGACTCGGCTGACCAATCTCAAGAAGATTCTTGATTCCGGGAAGGTGACGGACTGGCAGGTTGATTTCTTCAACGGCCCATGCATTCGCGGGGGAAATTGCGGTCGCTACGAGCCGTATTTCGGTATGACCATCGCAGCATTTAACGCGATGTGGGAAAGCGGCGGCGGCAAGCTCCGGCGCCATCTTCGGGACCGCGTGCGGCTCTACTGCGACTTCTTCGCGAATTATCCCAATGTGGCGATCGAGTTCTCGCCAACGTTAGAGCACAACCTCAGTTCCCGTGCGTTTCGCAAACAAGCGGCGGTCATTGCCCAGCACTGCCCTCGGGCGGTCATTGTCGAGAATCCTGTCGGCGGTGTTCGAAGCTCGGGGGCTTTTAAGATCGAGCGTCACGGCACGGCAGTTCGGGGACTGAAAGCGCCGTGCAGTGTGTCGCTGGACGGTAACGATGCTTTCGACTCGAACATTCCCGCCTTCCTGGCGAGCAATGGTGAGTGCCGACATTACATCTGGGGCCTGGTTTACAATCTGCGTCTCGGCGATGGGCCGTTCATCGACCCTCGTAAACGCAAGCGGGTGGCGACTACTGAGCAGCTCAGGACGCTTTTAAGATACGCAGAGCCGCTGCCGTACTCGCCACTGATCGATGGCTGCACGGGTGGCATACTTCCACCGAGGCTTTTTAAAACGAGTGCCGAGGACAAGGGCACGGGGGATATTCGGGCGAACAAGCCGCTTTGGATCACGCCATTTCACGGGGAAGCCGTCAACGCCTTCACGGCGGTCGGAGCTCTGCCGATTGGGGCCTTGGAATACTATGGGCCTTTTGAGGGCGGCACGTTCCGGTACTATTCCGGACTCGGCGTCAACCTCTACGGGATCGAGATGGCAGAGAAAGCTGAAAAGCTGTCTGGCTCGCCCTACGTCGTCCTCAAGGAAGGCGGTAGGTGCTTCGGCCCCTTCCATCCGGCGTATCGTCATGGTTCGTTTCGTTAGGCTACTGGTGCCCGTCTTGGCGCTCCTGGCGGGGTGCGGGGCGTCTGTTTCGTTCTGGGCCTGGGACCATAAGCCGGGCGAATGCCGAGAAGCTGAAGACTACGGGAACGGATACTGGGAGCGAGGCTTTTGCCGGGACGGTAAGGGTGTGCTTCTTTGGTCGACGTGGGTGTTTTGATTTACGCTATACGCTTCCTGCACGATTTTAAGAACTCTGCTGTTGTCGTATATCGCCACGCCCGGTTTGTAATTACATGGTGCGACACCCCAAGGTGACGAGACCATTCCATCGCAGTGCGCCGTTGCCCGTCTAAGGTGAGATAAATAGTACATCGGCGGGCGTTCTGTTGCTCCTGAGATGTACCCCATTTCACATTTCCCGGTTCGTAGTTGCCATCGTTATTAATCCGGTGGAGCGAGTGTTCTGGGGAGGGGCGAGAGCCTACGTGGGCATAGAAGTCCACAAAAGACTTCGACCATTCATCGCAAACAGTTATCCCCCTTCCCCCGTAATTGCCGTAATTTTGCTCTGTTGGAATCTGACATCTTCGACGCATTGCAATCCAGGCACGGTATTCGGGAGTGTCTGCCATTCCATGAATGGCTTTTTCCCGAGCTTTGTCCCTACGATAACATCCGCATGATTTTGTTAAGCCAAGCGTTAGTTGCCCAGCCCCGACAAGGGTCTCGCGTCCGCAATCGCATTTGCATTTCCATACGACTGCCGAACCCCTACGAATGTCGGTAACCTCCACGACGAACAGTTTTCCGAAGCGATGTCCGCGAAGATCAAGGCGTTTCCTTCCTGCCACTACCCTTCGAAGACATCCGCAGGATCGAGTTGTTCCTTGAATTAACGTGGAGGCATAAACGAATTTCGTTGTCCCGCAGTCGCACGTACAGCCCCAGAGGTACGATCTCCACTTACGAATTGGCTCTTTTGTTGTCACTACAAGTCGGCCGAATCTTTTCCCGAGTAAGTCCTTGTGTTTCGATGCCATTAGTTTTCCAAAGTTGCCGAAGTGCGAGTTCTAACACGCTAGTTTTTGATAACCCTAGTGAGTGCGACAGATCGTCAAGGCATTCAACCCCGCGACTACTCACTCGAAAACTCATCCACTTTTTTTTCATGCCTCCGATGGTATCTCACAATGAGATACACAACAACTGCCTTATAGCGGCCTACTTCGTCAGCGTGATAGACTCGGCGCATGGCAAAAGCACTTCACTACCTACTTTCGATGACGCGGCTGGGAGCGTTTTTAGATGGCTACAAAAGTTTGATTGGTGGCGTTCTTCTCGCCATCGCCTACTTCGCTGACTTCCTGAATCTCATCGCGCCGCTCTTTCCTGAGTATCAGGTCACCATCATCGCCGCTCGTGATGCGATCTCGCAGGGGCTCGATAGCGTGAAAGGCGCGTTGGAATCTCTCGGTTATGGCTTCCTGACGGTCGGCCTGGCCCGTAAGTACGTCAAGGCCAAGCTCCCAGACGCGAAATAACGCCGTTTTTTCTCGCGTCATTCCGCACGCTTACAACTTTCTTTGCCGATCTCGTCAATAATCGTTGACACAAAATAGCATACTGACGAATCATACCTCTGACTGACTGATGCGTATTGACGCGCATCATTGACAACAGCAGGGAGGCAACATGGGAAACAGTGCAGAGGTAGCAAAGGTTCGGCTTTTCCGAATCACCTACCCGGAATGGAAAAAGCGAGTCGAGGAGCTTCTCTCTATCGACGGGTTCACGATGAAGGACTTTCCGGACTACGATTTCGAGGGCTGGCACCGGGCCGGCCTCAGAGCGTTCAAGGTCGCGGATACGATTCTCACCGTGCATCGGCGCGTAGAAATGTCAACTAAGGTTAAGCAATAAAAGGAAGGTTATGAAGGAATACAGGAACGATTCAGCGAAGAAGACCACGATTAGTTATGGTTTTCTCGGGGCGGTGCTCGCCCTGGTGGGGCTTGCGATGAGTGGGTGCAGTTTCAAGGTCGAGACGGGATGGCATGGCAGGACAGGTAGAGACGACCGGGTTCAGACGCGCCTTGCTAATGACTACGGCCCGGAAGATGGGGACGAGCGAATGGTGCCTGCATCGAGCCGACGAAAATACTAACGCCTAAAAGGCGGGCCTTCGGGCCCGCCGTATGGAAAAACACGTCATGGAAGCCACAGAAAAAAACAAATCACAACGCCACGCACGAAAGTTCAAGCTGATCATCTTCGGCCTAAAACTTACTTTCTTCTTGTGTATCTGCCTCTGCGTTTCTCGTCTTGTCGATCTTGCCTTTGAAGTTGCATCGGTGCATGCCATGCGAGCGAGGGACGCGCTGCTGGAGAAAGTCACGGTCGTGAAGACGATCACGGAGTACCGTGAAGTGGATGATGCCACGCTTGGGGACATCATTGTTAAGACCGCGAAGGAGTTCGATGTAGACCCTCTAATCCTGATGGTCTTAGCGGAGAAGGAAAGCCGCGGCGGGGATCAGAATAGCCTTTACGCATTTGAAGCGAAGAAGTTCGAAGAATTGAGGAACAATAAGAAATACCGCACGACCTCCACCAATGAATTGCGAATGATCGCATCGAGTCACGGCGTCTTTCACGTCATGGGCTATTCCGCAAAAGACTATTGCAACCTCCACTGGAGCCGTCTGTACGACGTGTGGACGGCCGCTCGGTGCTCGGCTCTTATCGTGCAGCAAAAGTCCAAGGAGATCGACGGGATTAAGGATCCAACGGTCCGTATCCGCGAGGTGTTCCGGCGATACAACGGCGGCGGCGAGGAGGCCGATAAGTACGCTGATGACGCAATGAGTCGCCTTGCGGGAATCCTTTACGAGCGTGTCAGCAAGGCAAAGTCCTGACCGGTTTCGTCTGTTTCCCATATCTCGGCCCCGGCCTATCCTGGGCACACCGACGCCCCTTCACCACCAAATCGGGCTCGCTGAATGGGTCGAGAGGCCCTTGTTCAGTGGGGAAGAATCAATACCGATTCGCGTGCGACGATGGGATGGCGGCTGAAGCGGCGTAATGTCTACTGGAGTATGCAAGACCAGTGGTTCTTGTATAGCCAAATATACATTGCGCCGCCGAGGGGGCGGATGACCCACGTGGTCGCCTCAACCTCGCTCGACCCTGGAACCAGTCACCCGCGAGGGATGACGGGCAAGTAGCGCAAAGGGTCACGCAGGCAACTGCAATCGAGTACGTGTGGACGGAGACGGTGCCAAATAGTTCAGAACGCGGGCGGGGCGGTAACCCTGTCTTGTGCGTTCCAAGGGTGAAAGCCCTCGGGCTACCGAGGGGTGAGTGTTCTAGCGGGGAACTTCTGGAGCACCCGCCCGCCGTGCGGTCGAATACGCCGCTCGACGACGTGACCACCACATGACAGCCGTCGACAATTCGGGAGCCTCTGCCCTTCAAGGACAGAAGGTTCTGGCAGAGGGGAGAGCGAGCACGGGTAGGACGCGCAAAGTTCTGTAGGAGGTTGTCCGGCTAAAGGCGGGGCCCAAGGTTTTAGAAAGGAGGTTTATAGGCTCGACGGATGGCAGGGCAGTCAATTCCGTCGTTTCCGCTCTGGAAGAACGACAGTGCTCACCGAGGAGGATGGCCGTAGGGTTGGTGTCACCTGGAAGGGTTGGAAAGCACCAACACGTGCGGAGAAGGTTATGTCGGTGGGCCTGGGGGGAGCCTTGTCGAGAGACAGAATCCCCCCAACAGAGAATCTGTGCGATCGCGTAACTTTTGAGTCACTCTGCCCAAAATCAACCTCCCCGGTGCCTGAATTTATCCGATCGCGGTAAGGTGACTCAAGGTTAGGTACGGATTAGCTCGGCTTGGCGGGCTAAGGTTGGATGCGGATCGGTGAGCCATGGCAAGGCAGGACAATCTAAGGTATGGAGGCGGGGGCAACCCCGCCTTTTTTATGTCATCATGCCTCTATGACCGTCCAGTATATTATTAAATCACCCGATGCGATGGTTCGCTATCTGGCGTGCAATTTACTGACGAAAAAGTATGTGTTTTACAGCACGTCATGGATTCCCGATAATAAGGATCCGCTCATAATCGACGCTAGGTTGCTGATGCTGTACGACGCGCATCTCAGCAAAGAAAAACAGTATCGCCGTTCAAAGGCTGGGTTCGCGAAGGTGAAGTACCTCCGCTGCGGGCAACTCTGCATCATCATCGCAACCAAAGGCCGCTCGTCCTTCTTCAACCGCGAAGCTTGGAAGGATATTCGAGAAGCCCCGCTCCATCTCGAAGGCTATTCCATCAGCGTCAATCGCCAGACGGAGAAGGTCTCCGTGAGGCTCCATCCCGAGGCCCAGCGACGGTTGAAAAGGGAGTTTACCGAGTTAGCAAAGGAAACTCTTAGCGCCTGCGAAACCACGGTGCGGGAGTTTCCATTTTTGCCGTTCGCCGGCGTTAGGGACGGCCTCTTCTCGCTCATCCGACACCTAAATGAATGCCGCCGCCTGCTGAAGAAAGCCCCGGTCGATTGGAAACGATGTGTGCGGAAGAAGTTTACGCCGGAGCCGGTCTTCATCGAGACGCCGAAAGAGATTGCGGACCTCTTGCGGTATGAGGCTGGGCGGAGGTAGTTTCTCAGGGCGCCGGGAAGCGGAGGATTAGAATGACTAATCCAAGGAATACCGGCGTCCGGTGGCGGTGAGCCCTGAGTGCCGTGGAGGGAGGAATGCCCTTCTTTCACGGCAGTTTTTCTTATGGTACTTAGCTCTCGCGGCTGGGAGTTCCAAAGGTTCTTCTTGCAAGCAGCCGCTCCATTCCACTTTTGTCGGTGACCGTCCCGCGCTCACCACATCCGGCTTATGCCTCCCCTTGCCTGTCATTGCAACCTGTGTCAACGTTGAGCTTGTTGGGTAGAAGACACATCACGCGACCTCTGTCCCCGACCGGGAGAGAGGTTGGTCATCAGCACTGAAGGTTTTCAGAAGTGCGCCAGCCCCTCACCCAAGAGGGATTGCAATGTCTCAAGGAGCGCTCGTGCTTCACGCGGGCGGGCGGCTCGTCACGCTCGACGAGCTGAAGGCTTGCAGGACTCCACCGCCCGAAGGGCGGTGGCATCCTACGGCCCACACGACAGTGCTAGCGACTGTTCGTGAAACGCTCTCAGGAGCGGGATACCAGATCGCGAGTCAAAAGCTCGCGCTCGCTCGTGATGGAGCACGCTTCTTCGGCGTTCTCGACCTGACAACTCCGCTCGCTCAGGGCGTCAGTCTTTCGGTCGGGATCCGCAACAGTACCGACAAGTCCTTTCCGCTCGGCTTCGCGGCTGGATCAAGAGTTTTTTGCTGTGACAATTTGGCATTCCGAGCCGAGTTGCTCGTCCGCAGAAAACACACGATCAATGGCATGCGGGCCTTCGGCACGGCGATCGGTACCGCAGTCACGTCGCTTGCGTCGTTCAAGGATGCCGAGGAACACCGCATCAAGCGAATGATGGAGATGGAACTCACGCCGGAGGCGGCAAGTCACATCATCCTTCAGGCCTTTCACCGCGGAATCATCTCGACGCTTCAGATTCCCAAGGTCTGCGAGCAGTGGGAGAATCCGCCACATGAAGAGTTCCGGGCCCGCACAGGCTGGGGCCTTTTCAATGCCTTCACGGAAGTTCTGAAGGAACGTGCCATCACGGCGCCGCAAGTGTTCGTCTCGCAAACCATTCGCCTGAATGGTCTCATGCTGCCGGATCGCTCCCTCGCGGTGTAGCAACGCACAACCCCCGGAACGGATGCCGGGCCGTGGATTTCTCAGCGGCATTTCGCTCGGAGCGAGGCCGCTGTTTTTCTTTTCCTTGTGTCTGGAACATCTCCATGTCACGAACTTTCAAGAAAGGAGAGGTGCCGTCATGGCTCCTCAAAAGAGAACGCAGACGGTCGGTCGCAACGACGCCCCGCAGCAGCAGCAGAACCGCGATCAAGGGAATGGTCGTCGACCTCCCGCTCACGAGATCCGATGCGGTCGCATCAAGGCGACAATCTGGGAGAACGAGAGCAAGGAAGGCGTGTGGTACAGCGTCACGATGACGCGGAACTACAAGGACGGCCAAGGACAGTGGAAGTCGGCGACAACTTTCGGTCGGGACGATTTGCTCGTTGTCGCTGAGTGTTCACGCATGGCGTGGATCTGGCTCGCTCAGCAGAACGGAACCAACGTCGGCGGCGGTGGCGAAAGTGGAAGTGACGACGGCAACGACGTCGGCGATCGCTTCTAGTCCAGAATGGATGCCCACGGATGGGATGCCAGGATTGGCACACGACAGTTCAGGAGAGGTTTTCAAAAAGGTTCATTGACAGATGACCACCTCTCCACCCATCGATCTTCATGTCCTCGCCGAGGCGGGCGAACGCTGTTCTTAATGTCCTCGCCGGGGCAACACATTCCACAGGCCGAAACGCTAATCTTGATGTCCTCGCCCGGCCAACCGAATGCCCTTTAAGCCATTGGCCCTCTTAGAGTTACAGAAATAAATCTCAAGAAAATTATCTCGATGATGCGCCTAGAGTTGCGCTCAAAACTGCTCACTCCAAAACTTGGCTTTCTTGCATTCGGTGGTAAGAATTCGGCCGGTCGAAAGCTGCCACAGGTTTACGCAAACTGAAAGGCAAACACCCATGTCAGATCCCATCAGGGACTTTTTCGAGGGCTACCAGGCTCCCTACGAGCCCGACGATCCCATCCAGGCGTTCTTCGACGCTCGCCGGACGCCGGAAGAGATCGAAGCTCACAAGCGCCTCGAAGACTTTCTTTGGTCCTCGTCGCCCGCCCCGCAGTCCTCGCCGACAATCTTCACCCGCTTCCTCAACCGCTTTCGGAGTAGCGACCATGGACAGTGATGACACCATCAAGCCTGACCCGCGTGAAACCATCATCGGCAACAGTGAGCCGACAACGACTATCAGCGTGCGAGTGCCGCTCAAGATGAAGGCAGCATTTCGAGCGTTGGCGAAGGAACTTGAGACCACCGAGAGCACGCTCGGCCACGATCTCATTTCGTGGGCCCTCGAACACCGCTGCTTGCCGGACGGAAACGCGCCACTGCCGCCGCCTCACGTGGGGATTCAGCCCGCAGAGATGAAAGCCCTGTTGGCCGAGCTGGCCGTGCTCCTGCTCTCGACACAACAACGTCGCGGGGAATCTCTCGACACCGCTACGGCGGTGGCGCTCGTGAATGAGGTCTATCTCTCAGGCGACATTGCGAAGTTCATGGCGGAGGAGAAGGCGGTGCAACCGTGATAACTCGCACGACGAAGAAGTACTCCCTCTCTGAGAAGTACAACCAGGACGCAATCGAGCATGGTGGTGGGGCCGACTTCATGGGCCCGGCCGCTCTGATTGGCTTCACCGACGCCAACGATCCAGAGCAAAACCGCCTTCACGCTCAGGAGAAGCGGGGAGACGGAAGTCCGGCCATCCGCGTTCAGAAGAACCGCAAAGACACGCGCCCCTTCGAGATGGTCAGCGGCACGGACAAGTCAGTAAACGCAATGTTCCTCGTGGTCCTGGTAATGGAAGGCCCCGCGGCGTTCCAGAAGATGGCGGACTGCTTGAAGCGAGCGGATGACGTGGCCTTCAAGGTAGTGATGGCGAAGGGTTGGCACGTACGCTCTGGCGCCCAGGGAAAGAAAATCGTTCCTGCGATTCCAGTGGTCCGCCGCGTCATCCACGCGACCGACAACGGTGGCGGGATTCATTGGCACATTCACCGTCGGCTCTCACGGTACGGCGTTACCGCAACCGGCAAGACGTTGAAGCTTGGCGACCTCCGCCAGTACTACCGCATCGACAAGCTGTATCAGATGGCGTTCCAAGCGGCCCTCGGTAAAGAACTCGCCCAGGAATTTAAGTGGAACATCGGCTTCAATCGCGGCGTGGCTGTGGTGCAAGGCGTGCCCCCTGAGCTGATGGCGTTGGTCGGTAAACGCAGCGAACAAATCAAGAACTACCTGGAGAGCAAGGGCATCGAGCCGACACCGCAGGCGAAAGCCTACGCCGCATTGAACACTCGCACGTGCCCGCCCGTTGCGTATACACGTGCGGAACTGGTCGAGACGTGGAAGCCGCTCGCGGGACAAGCTCTGTTGCAACATGGGCGGAGCCAGGGCTGGATCAAAGACGAGCCTTCCGCAAAAGAGGATGCCGCGAAGGGTGCGCAGAAACCTTCGTTTAGAAAGACAGCGGCAACGGTCGCGGCAAAAAGCCAACCAGAAAAAGAATTCAAGACACCCGGTCGGTTGCAAAGGCTCCTTGATGAGTTTGTCGTGCTTCCGTTGCGAGTCATCGGTGCGGCGGTCAAGGTCGTCAACCTCGGAGCTTCACGTGATTACCGGGTGAAGAGCGTTCCCGCTTTTCTGGATGACATCAAGAAGCGATCGCGCCCAGAAGCTCACAGAGCCGCGATCCGATCGCTGTACCAAGGCAATCCGTTTCACACCCTCAGAGAAGCCCTGCTACGCGCCGAGTATGCGTATCAGCGAGCGAGAGAGCCCCATATCAAGCTCAAAAGCGGCGATCGTGTCGTCCTCTCGAAAGCCGCCGCGACCGCGATGACCTCGAAAGAACTTCAGAAGCTCCGCATCGCAGCGGAGAAGCATAACGTCGCTGTTTACGTGAAGGGACAGGATGAGCCCTTGATTCAGAGTCGCAGGCAAGAACGCAGAAATCGCCATTAACCAGAAAGGGAAGGTGCGTCATGGAGATTCTCCGGGTGATTTTTCTCAGGCCGCTGAAGTGGTTCTTCTTCAGAGTCGTTCTGGAGTTGTCAGTGTGGGTCACTCTCGCTGTGGCGATCGTGGCGCCGCTGGCAATCAGTAGGGCCATCGACCCCACGTTCATTCAAAGGCATCCGTTTGTGATGGGGGCGATCGTCATCGCAAGCGTGGTGTTTTTTGAATTCGTTTTGATTTCGATCTTACAGGCCATCACGGAGTGGAGCCGACCGAAGCCTCACGGCGTCGGACAGATCGTCATTCGCGGCGATGGGCTGAAGAAAGGAGACTCCAATGTTTAGAAATATTTTTCGCGAAAGGCCTCTGGAAGTTCCACCGCTATCCGTTCCGTTCTGCGGCCGGTGGGTCATCAGCGCCTTGCAGTCGCTGGGCTTCCTCCTCACCGGCGCTCCCGGCTGCGGCAAAAGCTCGCTGGCCGCAATGCTCTTCAGAGCGGCTGCGAGAAATGGCGACTCCGGCTCTGCCGTGGATGCCGACGGAAGTCTCACGCCGCTGCTGAAGGCTAACGGAGTCGAGGTAAATGAGTTCCAAGTTCACTGTGAGGGTGGGACGGCAATGGACCTGGCGGCGGACATTACGACGCAGACCGAGCGAGTCCGCTTCGCCCAAAAGATGGCCCCGCAGGAGAATCGCGGAAAGAACAACTTCTTCGATGCTTGGGCCCAGATCATCCTCATCGCGGCACTTCATATCCTCCATCACTTCGCTCCGAAGAAGTGGCGCCTGGCGGATGTTGTGCGGTTGGCAAAGGACCATCGTTTAATTTCGGAGGCGGGGAAGTTGGTTCCAGGCGTGGGCGATGTTTACGCCCCTCTGGGCCACGCTGGCGATACCAGCAGGGACGTACAGGCAACGGTCGCGACCAAACTGATGCAGTTGTCCGTATACGCCGCCCTGTCAGAGAAAGCCCCAAAAAAGGCGAGCTTCCTGGAGCCCCTTCTCACGGGCAAGGGTTGGAACGTCTTCCGCTGGGTCGACCGCTACGCCAGCGTGCAATCGGGCCTGTTCTCTTTTGCTCTCGACACCATCGCCGATTACGGGCTCTCCCGCGTCACGCAGACACGACATTGGTTCGGCTGCGACGAAATCGCATCGATGGTGCCGCTGGAAGGTCTTTTGAAAATTTGCCGTCGTGGGAGGAAAAGTGGAATGTGCCCTGTGGTCACGTTGCACGAAATCCTCGGTCTCGCTGAGCAGTACGGAAAAAACGTTGCCGAAGAAATCGCAGCGCTTCTCGCCTTCAAGGCGTTCATGAAGTGCGGATCTCCGGACATGGCGAAGTGGGCCTCGGCGTACCTCGGAAGCTGCGATGTGCTGGAGGTCGTGAATCCTGTCTACACCGGCATGGCCTGGACGGCACCCAGGACAGACAAGGCAAACACCACGGTGAAAAACTGGGCCAACGTGTCGCCAGATGAATTGATGCGGCTCAGTCGCGCTTGCCCTGAGAAGGGCAAGGACTTCATTGAGGGCTATGCCGACTTCCCAGATGGCCCTTTCAAGTTCTCGATCCCCTTCCTCCACGTTTACGACGGTGTCCCCCCGGCGTCGGAGGGCAAGCCCGTCCCGCCAGAGTGGGAAGTACTCGAAGACATCGAAGATCGTGAATGGACGACTCGTTTGAATTTCCCCGCTGAAGTGGTGAGAGCGAGTCGCGAATAGGTGGTTTTTTTGCATCCCTTTTCCAAGGAGTTTGTCATGTGGCAGAGCATCAAACAGTTTCTCAAAAACGCTTACGACAAGGGGTTTACGACCCTGGTGGTCATCGACTGCTGGATCGTGCTGATGGTGGTGTTCACCGGAAGCATTCGAATTGCGACTGAAAAATCCAGCGATGGAAGTTCTCCATTCTTCGCCCTGGCGGTGTTTATCGCGGCGGCGATATTGGCCCACACGATCAAGGTGCTGGGCAAGGCTTTTGAACGGGGCATGGATCGATTCGGTGAAAGGTCAACTGCTTGGCTTGAGAAGTACCTCGACGAACACCGTGGGTAAGAAAGGGAGGGGCGCCATGAACAATGACACGCGATTGACCCACGACATCGCCTGGGGCACCGCTCATGCCTTGGCCCGTGCCTTGAGGAAGCGTGGAGGGGAATTCGACGATGCGGTCGATCTCTTCTACCACGTGATCGTCGACGCGATCGAGAAGTGGAAGGAACTGCGAGCGTTGGAAAATCAGCGGCTGTGTCGACCGTCGGAGAATTGAATGGAGGCAGTTGAGGCGTTTACAGACGGGACTAGAAGTACCAGAATCTAAGCCACCATACAGGAGAACTACCATGCCAAAGAATTCGAAGATCGGTTGGACGCATCATTCTTTCAACGCTTGGTGGGGCTGTAACAAAGTCACCCCAGAATGCGACCATTGTTACATCGACAGCATCATGCGCCGTGGAGGGTACGAGCCCTTCAATGGCCCGATGAAGACAAAAACCTGGCGTGCTCCTTATGCCTGGGATCGTGAGGCCGCGAAACTCGGCGAGCGTCATCGCGTCTTCACGTGCAGCATGTCCGACTTCTTCCATCAAGGCGCCGATGCCTGGCGGCCCGACGTCTGGAAGATCATCAAGGACTGCCAGAACCTCGATTGGCTCATCCTCACGAAGCGTCCACATCTCATCCCCGACCGCCTACCGGCAGATTGGGTCGAAGGCTATCCGAACGTATGGCTCGGCGTCACCTGTGGTTGCTCGAAGTCGCTGTATCGCTTGCCGCTCCTGAAGGCGGTCCCGGCAGCGGTGAAGTTCGTCTCGGCCGAACCACTCATTGAACGCATGGACTTCCGCGAACACCTTTCATGGATCGATTGGGTCATCACGGGCTGCGAGCGTGCGGCGAAAGGCACCCGACGCATCATGGACATGGACTGGGTTCGTGACATCGACAACCAGTGCAAGGAAGCTGGGAAGACGCACTTCTTCAAGCAGGCGTACCTAGACGATAAGGGCGTTCCTTGCGAGGAGCCGATGCTTGACGGGGCGGTGGTGCAGGAGTTCCCGAGGCCACGGCGGCTGGAGTTGGTGGTGGCGTGAGGGATGTCGGCCCAGAGAAGAAGGAGAGGTGCCAGATGATGACCATTGCCGACGCCGCAAAGAAGTACCCGCTCTCAAAGTCGCTGCTCTACGAGCTGTGTCGAATAGGAAAACTGCCGTACTACCGCGTCGGCGTGCATGGTAAGGGGAAGATTCTCCTCAAGGATGAGGATATCACGGTGATGCTGGCGTCGTGCCGCGTGGAGGATCCTTGTGGTGTGGATGACGGACCGTTGAAACATATCCGGTAAAGGAGGTGCGAAATGTGGGGATGGTTTTTCAGAAAGACGCCGAGGGTCACGATCGACATGCGGAAGGCTAACGGTCGAACCGAGGTTTTCATCACCGCTCAAGGCGTGGAGCTTCACTTCGGGAACGAAGGCGCTGAGGTGGTCATGCCTCGATGCCAGGTCGACATCTACGTGACCGACGTGGGGCCCGACAAGCCTCGAATGAACGTCTATGGATGGGACGAGCCGATTCCGTTCTAGCTCACCGCGACGACCTTCCTGGCCGCCTCCAGCATGGCGGCTTTTCGCTTCGATACGTGATCATAGTGCCTTGCGATCGTGATGCTGCTGTTGCCGCATAGCTCCGCAATGACATTCGCGTTCAGCCCTTTTTCTAGGCCATCAGATATAAATTTGTGCCTCACCGCATAGATCGTCCCCTTCGGGATCCCGAGTTTCCGGGTCGCGTAGTGCAGTCGGCGAGTGGCGTCGTGAGAGGTCCAGATCTTATTTCGAGAGTTGCGAAAGAGAAGCCCCTTTGGATGCTTCGCTGCCAGCCGCTTCAGAATTTCCATCAGCTCCGGCACAATGTAGATCGTGCGTGATTTCCCCTTCGCCTCGTTCTTATGTTCATCGAATGGAATGATTTCGGCGTCCCAGTGGATCATCTCTGCGGTCAGGGTGGCGAGTTCCGAGAATGGCCTGGCGCCGGTCAGTTCCAAGGCCCGAAGGAAATCCCGGAAGTCGGGTTTCACGAAGTCCTGGATTTTCTTCAACTCATCGGCGGTGAAGACACGTTCGCGTCTCTTGTGGGTGCCACGCTTCAGTTTCTTCAGCGGGTGCGACGAGATGTAGCCCTGATCGACGGCCCAATTCAACGCCGCCAAGATGGTGCCTTTCGCGGAGCATTCCGTGCTCGCTCCCCACGGGCCCTTTTTCCCTTTTCGAGCGGTCGCCTGCTTCTTGACGTTGCCCTTCTCGTCGAGTTTCGGCTCGCGAGGTTGAGCCTTTCGCTCCTCCTTGAGCCAGGCGGTGACGTGATGAACCTTGAGGTCGTTAATTCTCTTCTTCCCAAAGGAGTCGCAGGCGGATTGCAGGAACATCCTGTGAGCACGGTACGTGGTCGGCTTGTTCTCCGTGACGGAGTTTTCAAGAAAGAGATCGGCGATTTTTCGGAAAGACGGAAACGCCTTCGTCCCGAGAGACTCGTCCTCCGCCTTCTTTTTCCGCTCGGAAAGAAGCTCGTGCATCATCTGCTCGGCTTCGCCCCGATTCTTCGAGAGGCGAATTCGCTTGCGGTCGATCTTCGTGTAGAACCAGCCGGTGTCTTTTCGCTTCCAGACTTTGTTGGCTCGCATGGCGGACGCTCCTCGTGCGACGGGAAAAGGGCACGAGTGCATTATAGCGGGCAAAGTACCCGATCAAAGTACCCGAAGAGCGAATTATCCCGTCACGGCGAGGCGGTAGCAGTGGTCGAAAAGGAGCTGCCATTCAAGCTGCTGAACCTTGCGAGCGATCATTTCTTCGGGCGAGCCAGTACCTCGATGACGCTCGCAAAAGTCCACAAAATCAAAGGGATTCGTGTAATCGTAGCCAAGTGGAGGAGCTTGTTCTCGAAGGGAAGAAAAGACGGGATGGTCACCGACTCGGCGGAACCAATACTTTGCGTTCGAGGCGTCAGGTTCACGGCGATGGCAGTTACCGTGCCAGTACCGTTCTTCAATGGCCATTTGCCGTAAAATCTTTGACCTCATGATTTTGCGGAACGAGCACAATTTCTATAGATGGCACGATTCGGCACACTTTCCACGCTGAGAGTACACGGCAGAGTACCCGAGCGGTCCCGCGTTTCCTTCTGTCTTTTATACGGGTTTGCGAGATCTTCAGGGGGCATCAACGGCTTCTTCGATTGAATTCAGGTAAGCGAATTCGCCGTATTCTTCGCGAGCCCTCTTGTTATAAGCGAGCGCTGCCTTCGTTTCGGAGTCGAAGCGACCGAGCATGTAGGTCGTCGGGCCGAGCTTGATACATGCGTTCCACTTCTTCCGGTTCTTGTCCCACGTCACTCCTTTATATTTTGAGGAGCTTCCCTCTCGGGACCGGGTATTCCGGGCACTTTCGGCTGCCGTGGCGAATCGAAGATTGGAGCGGCGGTTGTCTAGCCCGTCGTGATTCTTGTGATCGACCCGAACGCCCGGTTTGGGCTTGAGTAGAAAGCGGTGAAGATAGATCTTCGTCCAACGCCCATCACGGAGGGGTACGCTCGTGAGAGCGTAGGGCGTTCGAGATTGTCTACTGTAGGCAGTGCCCCACGTTCGAGCACGGATCAATTCCCAATCGTCCAGATCAATGATGGTCACTTTCCCCTGGGTGAGGATTACTTCCACTACCTGCTTGCCTTCGACAATGACCAGCCTCGCCTCGTTCTTACCCTCCGCCAGCACGTTCCTCCGCGAGTCGCTTCACATCAACCGAAAAGTGTTCAGCGAAATAGGTCCGCAGCTGCTTCCCGATCGGAAGTTCTTTCTCGCTGGCAAGAGTGAATGCTTCGTCAGGAGCGACGCCGAGCGCGAGAAAATTCATGTCAAAGAGGATCGCGTCGCCGTCCCAAACAGTGGAGTGATCCTGACTCGTCAAGATGCGCCACGGATGCGACGGCTCCGCGAGTTGGGCTAATCGGAGGTTGAAATTCACGAGCCAGTGGCAGGCGGCATGCTTTACGTATCGCCAGTATCGCGGCTTGCGACCTCGGTGAGAAATGTCCCAAAGGCAACTCTCGAAGTCGGCGGGGAACATGCCCGGCATGAACTTCCGACGCCATCTCCCATACGTGTACTTGTTGAAGTCGCGGATGATAATCTGATTGAGGTGTTCGTCGCCAAGGTGGGGCTGAATCCTCTTCGTCCACTTGCCTGGAATGTCGTAGTACCTGATTTTCACTTACCCTCGCCGATTCGCTTCCAACGGATTTCTTGCTCGTACCCGAGCTTCGCGGCGAGTGGCTCGCTTACGTGCCGTCGTCGATTGATGACATCGTGGAGGTAGGCCGTCGAGATGCCGATTTTGGCTGCCGCCGCTCTAAGAGTGGAAGTTCGAACGAGGGTTTCGAGGTAGAGAAGAATGTGGTCCGTGGTCACTGTCTTTTTCACGGCCGCAGAATAGCAGACTCAGCGAACGACACAAGCCCCTGGCCGCTCACCCCCTCGCGCCCGATCATACCTTTATCAGATTTTTAAGGCCCAGTGGGAATGCCCCGCTGTTGAGGCGAAAGGCGGCAGCTCATGTCCGAGCAATTCAGCTCGCACCGGGACTACATGGCGAAAGTGGAAGCCGCCGCCGAGACCCGTTCCGGGAGGATCGAGGCCGAGCTTCGGAAGGCCTTCGCGTCAGCGACGGAGAAGGAAGAAGTTGAGGTGATTGATCTCCTCGTGCTCGATGCCAACCAGCTGGCCGACATTCTTGAAAAGCACCCATCGATCGTGAAAGCGGTTCTCTCTGCTTGTAACGTCGCCGGACGGGCAATCGAGCGAGATCTCGGTATCAAGAATTTCGACACGTACAACCCTCGCTTCTCCCAAGGGCAAGCGCTGAAGCTGGCGGAGTTCTTGAAGCTCTTCCTGCCCGACAAGCTACCGCTGCCTGCACTGACGCTGCTGGACAGAATCGCCTTCATCGACAAAGAGGTTCGTAAGGACAAGGGAGGTTGGGAGAAGGCCATCTGTCTTGCCGCGAACAAGCACGGGGCTCCGAAAAAATACAAGAAGGGAAAATTCACCTGCGGGGTGGACTCGTATGAGCTGGACGCTGCGGCGGGAATTCCGACGGCGATCGAAGTGGGGATTGACGTGAAGCGGTGTGAGGCAAAGCGGGATAAGCACAAGCGGATCGACGAGATCGTGAACAAGGCGTTCAAATTCAAGACGGCTTTTCCGGCTGGAAGATTCGGCGTCGTGATTTACTACCCGTTCCCGGACGACCAAGCGGACTTCAGGGCGAGAGCTCTCTCCGCGAACATCGACGGTCTGGTGTTCGCCAACGATGACGACCTGGTGATCGAAGCAGAGGTACGGGCACTGCTTGAGATGATGGGAGTCGCGACTCCCGTTCCCCCTACCGGGTCACCGTGACCTCAGCCGCAGCGAACAAGTCGCTGGTGCCACTAGTGAGCCGTTTCTCCGCGAGCTTCAAGTACTCGCGGTCGATCTCGTAGCCGATGCTGGAACGACCACAGTTGGCGGCGGCAAGGGTCGTGGTGCCCGTCCCGAGGAACGGATCGAGCACGGTGTCCCCCACGAAAGAAAACATCCTGATGAGCCGCGTAGCCAGTTCTAGCGGGTACGGTGCCGGGTGATGTTTCGTGGAGGCCCCGGTCAGGCCGAACCAGATCTGTTGGAACCATTCTCCGTGGCACTTCGCCGGGATGATGCTCAGGATTCTCGTGGTGAGGCTTGGCCCTCGATAGCCACCGGATTTGCGTTCCATCAGAAGAAACTCGATGTCGTTCTTGATGACCGAGTTCGGCTCATAGGGTTTCCCGAGGAACGGGGAGCCGTTCCCTTCCGCTTCAAATTTCGCGTTTGAAATCTTGTGCCAGATGATGGGAGCCAGGTTGTCGTATCCGATGGCCCGGCATCGCTCCTGGATGGAGGAGTGAAGCGGGACCACCGTGTGCCGTCCGTTGTTCTTCCTTCGGGAGAGGCAAACATCGCCAACGACGCAGACAACGCGACCGCCCGGAACGAGTGCGTCGTAACACCGACGCCACACGCGGTCGAGTTCATCGAGAAACTTCTCGTAAGCGACGATGGCACCCATCTGATTCGGCGACTTGTTGTACTCCTTCAAGGTCCAATACGGTGGCGAGGTGACGATCAGGTGAACGCTGTTGTCCTTCAGTTCAGGCATCACGCGGGCATCGCCCAGGCGGAGCTGGTGGGTGGTCGGAATCTGGGGAAGGGTCGCGGTGATGAGGTCCGTCAGCTTCTCATTTTTCGCGATCCGCGGAATGGCTCGCTGGTTGTCGGACAGGTCGCCCAGACCAGCGGGTAGGAAATCGTCCAGAGGGTGTACGACGCCGCCTGATTTCTTCGTCGACTTGCTCAAGTGCTCTCCTGTTGGCAGGGATCGAACACCGGAGTTTTAGCGATTTTCAGAACCAGCAGCATCAGCAAGATGGTGCCCCCCGCCACATTCGCCCCTAGCCCGTAAACGCCCGCCCATGGCAAACTGGCCGCAGGCGAGGGCGAGTGCCGAAAGCGAAAAAGCAACGGGTTCCTCAAGGTAAACAACGGGCGAAGACGGCCCGGCGATCGCGTGTCATTCCGTGGACGGCCTCGCAGCTGGGTCGAAACGTTTTCCGCGTCAGCGTGCCCTTCCAGCAAGGTGCCTCCTGGGAGCAATGGGCTCTCATCACCTCGGATATTCACTGGGACAACCCGCATTGCAACCGTAAACTCCTCAAGCAGCATCTCGATCAGGCGCTCGAACGCGAGGCGATCATCTTCAGCAACGGCGACATGCTCGACCTCATGGGCGGGCGGTACGACCCTCGGGCCGTGAAGAGCGGCATTCGGTCGGAGCACAACGTGCCGCACTATTTCGACGCCGTCGTGGAAGACGCCGCGGAATGGTTTACGCCGTACGCCCAGAACTTTTTCGTGCTGGCCCAGGGGAATCATGAGACGGCGATGACGAACCGCCATGAGTTCAATCCGATCGAACGCTTGGTGACGCTGCTCAACTCAAAGACGCGATCTCGCATTTACAACGGCGGATATTCGGGGTGGCTAGAGTTCGCGTTCCAGACACTCGCTGAGGGAGGTAGGGGGCGGACCTCCACCGTGGTGGCGAATTATCACCACGGATCAAGCAGCGGGAAAACGACATCGAATATTCTCTCGCACGAAAAGCGTGCGGCCTTCCTCCCCGACACCGACGTGCTCATCACCGGGCATGCACATAATTTCTGGTGCGAGTTCGTCGGTCGGCAGCGGTTCGGTCGTGGTGGAACTGTTTACCAGGATACCCAGACGCACCTCGGCTGCCCCGGCTACAAGGACGACACGGGCGATGGAAGCTCTGGCTGGGCGAACGAGAAGGGGTTCAAGCCGAAAACGCTCGGGGCCTGGTGGCTCCGGTTCTACTGGAGCCGGGAGCGAAGTTCGGTGCTTTTCGAGGTGATCAGGGCTCAGTAGCGTTGGCAGTAAACGCCCGCTTGCGGCCAAGCCCCCGGCATCCGACACCGCCGCACGTTCGAACCTCTTCCGCCCGAAGATGATTGCCCCGCTGCGGAACTAGCTCAAGGCACACCCCGCAACGACAGAGCCACCATTCCGTGAAGTGGCCGTCGTGACCGAGAAAGCCGAGCACTCGCAAGGCGCCGACCCCTCGCCCACTAATGTCCTTTGCTGGGCGAGGGTAGGGAATGATATCAGACGTACTCAGCGACATCAGCATCATCCTCAACTTGAGACTCGTCGGCAGCAGTAAACATGTCCTGATTTTCCTGGTGAGCCACTCGAAGATTACCGCAAGCCTGCCGCCAATAACTCTCTTTGAGCTCGACGCCGATGAACTTTCGGCCCATCTTTAAGGCCACGTACCCCTCGCTCGCGATGCCGCCGAACGGGGATAGTACAACGTCGCCGGGGTTGCTCCACATCTCAAGCGCCCGTCGAATGACGGTGAGCTGAAGCGGGCAGATGTGCTTCTCGTCCTTTTCCTCGCGGGCTGACCGATACTGCAAAGTGTCGGATGGGTTGATGTCCATCCAGACTGGCGAAGCGTACCGTTGCCAAACATGGACCGGGAAGTCTTGGGGATCGTGGCTAACGGGCTCGGGGTTCTCGCCGGGTTTACGCATGGTCACGAGGTAATCAGGGATACCCTGTCGCGACATGCACGAATCCTTTCGAAGCTGCTTGTAAAGAAGTCCGAGGGCTTTCGTTCGCTGCATGGCGGTAACGGGGTCTTTCCAGATGCAGACCTCGGAGTGGTAAATGAATCCGCATTCTCGAAAGAGCCGGATGAGGTCACCGCGAAAGTCCTGAACGCCGATGTAGCCGTGATGGGTCTTCGACGTGGGAAGGTTCATGCAGTGAAAGCTCACGAGTCGTCCGGGCTTCAAGACTCTGAAAAGCTCGTGAACAAGAAAGCGAAAGTGCGTCACGAACTCGTCGTAGTCGGTGCAGTTGCCCATGTCCCGTTCAGAGTTCGAGTAGGTGTAGAGCGATGCGAATGGTGGGCTGAAGACTGAAAAGTGAACGCTCTCGCTCTCCATGGCCTTTACCGTCTCGACGCAATCTCCGAGATACATCTCCCATCCGTTTCCGGTCTCTTTCTTCTGCTTGTATTCCATAATCTCCCTGGTCGTTCCTTTAATCTCTCTTCTCAGGTACTCGCACATGTGCTCGGCCATTTTGTCGGACATCGTCCGCGAGTCCGTTTCCTTCCTCTCTATGTTCTTGACGACGGCGCCCTCAAGGTCTGACGTGACGCAGTAAACATCAACGGGGCTATCCTGGCCGAATCGCCAGCATCGCCTGACAGCCTGATAAAACTCCTCGTAAGAGTCAGAAAGCCCAAGGAAGACGACGTTGTGGCAGTTCTGCCAGTTCATGCCGAAACCAGCGATCGATGGTTTCGTCACGATGATGCGAACCTTGCCTTCGGAAAACGCGAGCATAGTGCTGCTCTTAAACTCTGGCGTGTCGCTGCCCTCGACGTTTACAGCGTCCTCGACAAGCTCGCACACGGCGGATGCTTCGGCGTTTAGGTTGCACCAAACGATCCACTGTTCGTCGGGGCGAGAACGGATTATATCTGCCGCCTTCTCGGTCCTTTCCTTGATGGTTTTCCGGCGAGCATCGAGCCGCTCTTGCAACGTGGCCGCTTGAACCGGGAAAAGGAAGCCGTCAAGGCGATGGGTTGACTGAACGGATACTTGCTGAAGTCGCAAAGGCGGAAGCGTAAACTTTCCGTTGTCGTATCCGAGGTCGGAGGGCGATCGAACGTTTACCGCCCATGAGCACATCCACTTCCAGAAGGTATCCTCTGCGTGTCCTTTGAGTCTCCATTTTTGCGTCTCACCGCCATCGTGAACGAAGTACATCGACAGCATTTCCGTCCGGGACATGACGTTCAAGAACTCGGAGTGGTTGCCGAGCTCCATGAAGTCGTTCGGGGCGGGGGTTGCCGAACATGCGAGCTTCCATCGGTATTGCTTGAAGGAATCGATGATGAGCGTGCGGAATTTCCCGTCGTAGCTCTTCAAGATGCTGGATTCATCGAGCACGACGCCAGTAAACTGCGAGAGCTCGAAGTTTTCGAGCATCTCGTAATTAGCGATGACGATCTTTGAATCGGGCGAGAACGTTCCGCGGGAGTACTCACAAGGGATGCCGAACTTCACGCCTTCCGCGACGGTCTGACGTGCGACGGCAAGCGGGGTTAGAACCAAGACGCGGCCGGGAACATGCCTCGCCCATTCGAGTTGCATGGCGGTCTTTCCCATGCCGCAATCGGCGAAGACCGCGGCTCGGCCCTTCTTCAAGGCCCACTCGACAATGTCTCGTTGGAACGGGAAAAGCTTATCGTTTAACTCGGGGATTTCGGTCAGCCCTGTGGCTGGTGCCCGATGGGTTTTTGCAGCCAGAAATGAAGTGTATTCAGATGTGTTTTCGTCAGTCACAAGCCTCGTAAGTCAAGTATTCGGTTTTCAGCTTCGCGTACCACGCTCCCGCGAAAAACGCGAGTGCGAAGAGCGTTCATCGATTTACAGCCCAGGCCCTTTCGGACCCAGGCTTTTGTTTTCAGTCCTTCGGCTGCGGGATCTTTCGGATCTCCAGGTCCTCGTCGATGAAATGATCCTTCATGTCCTTGCCGTCGATTACCGCGAGTTCGAGCTTGCCGTTGTGGACTGCTTCGAGCACGTCAACCTCGCAAGCCTCGCAATACTCGAAGGCGTCGGACCATTTAGACTTCCCCGGCTCGTAGGCTACGCGGTAGCCGTCGTCCGAGTGCTTGAATCCGCCGCACATTCTGCATTCAAACATGCCTCCCATGATGTTTACGCCTCCACCGAGAAAAACTCTTGAGCGATGAGCGAGCGGTCCCCGCCGAGCCGCTCGAAGAGGCCCAGGATCTGGTCGAAGCTCATGTGGTGGTGGAAAGCGAGGTAGTCGGCGGTCCTGGCGATGCCGTCCCAGTCGTTTCGGGAGAGGTAGTTTTTGATTTCGAGTTCGTTCATAAGCCTCTTTGAAATAGGGCCGGAAGTTGTCAGGCTTCCGGCCTCGTTGTAGGGAGAGAATAGCGCGGTATGCGTTCGCGTGTCAACAGACAGGAGAAGAAAAAAGGGGCTGAAGGCCCCGTGTTTTCGGGTCAGGGTTTACCGATCGCCTCAACCGCATGCCGAGCTGCCCAGCGTGCCGCCTCGTTCAACTGCCGAACCCAAAGCCCGCGAGTCGGCGACCATTTGAATCCTCTCGATTTCAGTTCCTTCCTTACCGCTTCCGAAGGCTTCCCGGTAAACTCGAAACAGATTCGATTGTCTTCAGCGTCTTCGAACACCTTGAAGCCTTCGCCGGTGAGGTCGAGGCGAGCCTCGGCGGGCCGTGTGGCGTTCTGCTCAAGCTCGGCAATACGGTCCTTGACCCGGCGAATGTTGCCGGAGAGGTTCGTGATTTCCCACGCCTGATGTCCCTTCCGCTGGTAGGTCTCGCGGGGGTTGAGAAGCCTGTAAACCTGCTCGTCACGGTATCCCAAGGCCTTCAAACCTTCGGCGTCATCCTTCGCGGCGAGCTTCGTCGCTGCCTTCATCGTGTCGCGTTCGTGCTCCATGGCGGTAAGTTTCTCGCGGAGCTTCGCGATAGCCTGGGGGTCGTCGGACGAAATGGTGCGATTCGTCTGGGCTGCCTCCACAGATGCCTCGGCCCGTGCTGCGAGTTGTCGGAGTTTCGCCGCTCTGTCCGACGCCGAACGCATTTTTCTAATGGCGTTTCGGTGTCCACGCTCGGAGTGGTGCCCCACGAGAATCGGCTGACCGAAAGGAATGACCCGCCCGATGTCATGTGAACGACAATCGGCCCGTGCTGCCTCCACGCGAAAACGTGCCGCTCTCGCCTTCATGCGGTCGATACGTGCGGCCCTTCGCTGCTCGAAGGCGTTATCTGCCCGTGGTGCGGTGGACGGGGCGTCAACGGTATCAGCGAGATTTGCAAGTGCTTGAGAGAGGTCCGTGTAAACGGCCTTGCCGAACCTCGGATATTCAGAATTGCGGGCGGCTTCTTCAGCCTGTTTTGCTGCGTGCTCTGCCTGACGGCGAATCGTTTCGGAATCCATAAGCCTCTGTGGATGGGGCAGTGGGTGTCACCCCGCCGCCTCGTTGTCTGGGGATAATGGCACGATATGCGTTCGTGTGTCAACAAAAAGCAGCGTCTTTTTTAACCCCTCGCTAACCCCCTGAAAACACCCCCGAAAGGGGCCGGGCTTTCTTGACGACGGGAGCCCGACACACCGCCTTTTCGCAGGAGGCTTATTTCTGCGAGAAATCTTTTGAGAGGCGGGCAAGGAGGCGATTCCGAAGGCCCAACGCCGCTTCGATCATCCACGCCTGTTTACTGGCCGCCATCATCCGCACGAGTTCCGTGTTGTTCTTCTCGACTTCACCGCGCACGAGGGTCTCGATCTCAAAAATGACGACAACATATTCCTCATCCAGCATCTTCTCCACTTCCGCTCTCTCCACGCTCCCTCCATCCGTGCGACAATCAGAATTATGAACGCTCGCCTCTTCGACGTGCAAACCGCCGACCGCCTGAGCAACCTCCACGCCTTCGCCCTCGAAAACGGGCGGCAAATCTGCATCCACTTCGATGGCCTTCGGATCCCGAAGGCGTGGTGGCTCGTGCAGATCTACGACACTGCAGAAAGAGACGTTCTCTCGGGCCGTGGCAGAACGCTTGCCGAAGCGGTCGCGGAAATTCACGCCCGATGGTTGGGCCGGAATCAGCGGGCCTGACGGCGCCTTGGAGAGGATTTCGTTTTGGCAACGGATGAGAGCGGCCTTCATGACCTGGTAGTCCGTCCGCAGCCTGGCATTCTCTGCCCTGAGATTGTTCAATTCTTCAAGCTCCTTCTCGTCCACGTCCCTCCTCATGTCTCACCCTCCCGTCGCTTTCATCACCCTCTGTCTTCTTCCCTTTCCGCAGCCACTTCGTCGGCGGTGGATCGCTCGGCATGAACTCCATCCAGTCCGGGGGCGTCTTCAGAAAATTGAACTCGCCAAGGATGAGTGCGTCGGCGAACGACAGCCCCGTCCTCGCCAGCTTCTCGGCCCACTCGTCGATTGCAAATGAGGATATTCGCCAGCCTTCGTACGGCATCCGCCGAATCACGTCGAGCTTGAAATCGACGTAGGTCTCCACGCCGTGGGCGTCGCCCAGAACGTCGGTGGTGATCGCCAGGGCCGTCTGTGCGATGAGCTTATCATCGCCGGCCGGGCCCCAAGAGAACCCCAGGTCCGAGAACTCCATGATGTCGTACCGAGGGTTGAGGTACTTCGGTACGGTCAAGGCATCCATCACCTTCACCACAATGGCGGCGTCGTCGTGCTGGGGCAAGCGGAAGCCGACGTAGTGGACGGGCGGAAGGTGGTTAGGGAAGGGAGAGCGTCGGTCGGAGATCATGGGGCCTTTTGCCGTGTCGTTAAGTCGTTTACCACCAACTGAGCAAATCCAGCGACATCGTGGAAATTGTCGGGGTAGGTCGGGTCGCCGCTCAAAGCACGCGAGAGCTTCATGAATATCAGTTTAATGGCCTCTCTCTGCACGTCGGACAGACGCTCCCAGCCCGGCTCACTGACGCACACGGCCTCCAACCTCTGAGAGATCCGAGCATTGTCGGCGAAGGAACCGTAGCGGCTGCCACGTTGTTGGAGGATGGTGAGTAGGTCGGTCATGTTTATGCAGCCTTCTTCGTTTTCAACTGGTCAACCTTATCGAGCTGTTCTCGAAGCTCTTTGATGAACTGGCGAATCACCTTGTCTCGTTGAGCTTCCGACGTGAGCCGGTAACCCGAGTGAACTTTCACCTGTATCGGACAGGTAAACGGCTCTGCATGAGCGACGTGATAGCACTCTTCATCGTCCACGTAATAAATCTGCATGGACAAACCGCACCACGGGCACGCCTTCAACTCGGGCTCTTGCTCGGTCATGGTTTCACCTCTACTACTTCAGCTTTTTCGCATTCCAAAATATCGATATGCTCGTCATATTCGCCCCAATAATTGGTATGTCCTTGTATTTTTGCTTGTCCTACAATCTGCCAATTTTTATTTGGGTCGAGTTCAAATACTTCCCACCAATCGTCAGGATACTGAGGTAGTTCGGAAAACGAATCCCTAACCCAATCAGATATGCTTCGTGTTGAAGGCCCAGATATATCGATACCGTGGTACCAGGTTTCCACTCGTACGTCGTCCTCCGCCTTAGAGGACAGCTCGACACGAAAAAAGAATTTAGCGCTGCTCATCCCTTCCCCACTGCTATAAAAAGAAGGCACACGTACCCAATCACCAACAATCCGAACATGGCAAACCCTAGGTCCATCCCTCACCCCCACGCTTGAACGCTTGTCTAGCCTTCGTCTCTAATCGCCCGCACTTGGCATCAAGGTAGGTGACAAGAGCAAATGCAGCATCATGAATCTCTGTAAGCTGTTTGTCTGTGTGGTTCGTGTTCCACGATAACAGGCGCATTGCTGACATGAACCCTTGTCTCAACTCGCTCTCACTCTTCTCGCTCATGCCTTCCCCGCTGCTAACTGCTTGTCGTCTGTGGGGCTCGTAATTCCCTCGGTATTCTTCCAATACTCATCCCACGTAATCGGCCTGATTCCCTCTACGTCCTCTGGCCCATACGAACGCCCCGTCTTCAGGTCAATCATGCGTCCTGCATTGGGATAGCAAGTGACAATGTCACCAGGCCAAACCTTCACCTCGTATGGTCGCTTCTCATAGTCACCGTTCCACTTCTCGAACTGCTCGCTCATATCTCCTCTTCGCCCTGCGCGGTGGGGGCGTTAAAGCCGTCGCCGTCGCCGTCGCCGTAGCCGTAGCCGGAGCCGGAGCCGTAGCCGGAGCCGGAGCCGGAGCCGTCGCCGTCGCCGTAGCCGTAGCCGGAGCCGTAGCCGTAGCCGTAGCCGTCGCCGTAGCCGGAGCCGTAGCCGTAGCCGTAGCCGTCGCCGGAGCCGGAGCCGTAGCCGTCGCCGTAGCCGTAGCCGTCGCCGTCGCCGTAGCCGTCGCCGTCGCCGTAGCCGTAGCCTATTTTTGCCATACCGGAACTCCTTCGATCGACTTACGAGCTATCGGCGTTACGTCCAAGATTTCGATTGCTTGTAAAAGCTCTACCCGGTCTACCGCACAGGGGAACATACACTCTCCCGGTGCGCTTGTTCCTTGCTGCGCAAGCTGCGACAAGCTTGCCGCGCCTGCCCATTTCCAGATGCGCCGTGCATTTTTCAGCACTACCTCTTGGCCTTTGCGCGCAGCGATTGTCCCTGCAAAGACACCAGCGCTATAAGTTCTAACGATTACGTACTTACCCTTCGATTTTGTTGCTTTCTTTTTGGTCGGCATATGTCTGCTTTTTTTCTATTAAAGTTAACTACTTCTACTGTGGTTATTCTGTCTCTTCGCCCTGCGCGGTGGGGGTGGCTTGTTTGCGAATCCCTAACCCAATCAGATATGCTTCGTGTTGAAGGCCCAGATATATCGATACCGTGGTACCAGGTTTCCACTCGTACGTCGTCCTCCGCCTTAGAGGACAGCTCGACACGAAAAAAGAATTTAGCGCTGCTCATCCCTCGCCCCCAAACGTCTCAACCTCAACCGGCACCGCGTAGACTGTTTTGTAACTAGTGCTAAAGAGTTCACCAGCGTTAGTGCTCCACTGGCCATTGAATCCCAGATGCACCTTCTCTGCCCCCTCGATGCGAGCACGGAGGACGATCGCCTGCGCCTTTTCTTCATCACGGAGTCGTTTCCACAAAGCGATCTCCTTCTCCAACTCTGCGATGCGCTTATCCTTCGCCTCGACGTGGGCGTAAATAATGTCAGAATGCCTCTCGGCCTCGCGCATACTCATACCCTCACACACTAATCGCGCTAGGCTGTCTTCAAATGCTTCCTGCGTCATCCCTGCTCCTTGTTCCAATCGGCGTAGGTCATGTCCGTTCTAGGCATGCTTTTTTCAGCGAAGTGTTGTTGAAGAACACCTTCAAGCCTCCCCGCCTCAAACGCTCGCTCGCACTTCGCATCCAGGAAGGTGATGAGTTCATCAACCGCATCTCGATAGGCTGTTAGGTCGCTCGGGAACGCTAAGCCACCCAACATTTGATTCAGGTTGTATGTGACTTTCGCTCTCAGCATCTTCTCACTCTTCTCACTCTTCTCGCTCATGCCTACTCCTCAAGACCATGCAATCTCATAGCTTCCGTCGCCTGTTCTTCCGTGTCGTAAGGGCCAAAGGATACGGCGGGGTAAAAACTCATGACGGCACCTCTGATATGCAGTGCCGCTGTGTAGTACCACTTCCCCTCATTCTCATCCCAATACACTTCGCGGTCTTTTTCGTCGCTGCTCATGCCTTCCCCGCTGCGTCTGGTTCAACCGGGATAGGCTCCTCGAAGATCATCGACCCTTCCGAAGTGAACGAGACTTTTCGAGCGCCGTTCAATATCCGCTGCTCAGTCTGATAGCCGTAATCGCACTTCTCGTCCCAATAGGTGTCCGCTTCGGAAACCTCTGCGAGTGCTCTGATCTGCCCGGCCCCTATGATGGCTCGTTTGTAGGAACCTTCTGCGACGATCTCGCGAGCTATTTCGAGGACTCGTGCCGATATCCCGGACCGCCCACCGATTGCGTCGAACCTTGCTGCCTTTGCTTTCTTGTTCATATCTTCCCCGCCGCATCGCTCAACTCAAGCACTCCCGGCTCGTACTTGGCCTTGAGTATGTCGCATTCACGTTCCCATCCCTCGGCGGCCTTCTTGTACTGCTCACATTGCCAGAGCAAGTCGTCAAACTCACGCTTGGTCAACCACGTCCCCTCTTCAGTTGTCGCCGCAGGGTGAGCCTCTGCCGCTAGATCACATTCGAAGCAAAAGCCGCCGTAGTACTGACCGCATTGCTCGGGATTCGGGGGTGGATCTTCTGCTTGCCATCGAAATACTCGTAATCCTAACGATGATGTCATACCGCCACCTCCTGTCGCTCGCCCAATTCCTTCAGCGCCTCAATTACCTCCTGGTGCTCACAAACAAAGGTGTCGATGCACCGCTGAATCGACTGCTCCAAGCTAATGCCTTCGACGTTAATGAGGGAATCAATCACCCCGCATAAAACGCCTCGGCGCTCGCCAGGGGACAACTTCATCCATACCTTTCGTCGCTTCTCCTCACTAATCACGATACCCTCCGTGGCCACTCGCGTCTAAATGCACGACCGGCGTTCTCCCATCGGTCGCGTTCGACGGCCCTCGCGGTGCTCAATTCTCGCTCAAGTTGGGCGATGTATCTGCGGACATCATCCACGGCGTTGATTGCCCCACTGTCGAATAGGTCTTGTAACCTCACTTCCGCTATTGCCCGTAACTCGGCTTCTGTCGGTTGCGATGTAGCCTCGTCGTAATCTGCTCTAAACGGTGCTTCTTCGTCACTCATGCCCATCACCTCTCCTCGGCGACGGGTCGCCGCTGCTCTCGCTCGACAATCTTGCAAAGCTCTCCGGCCTTCTCGATGTTGCTGAGGGGGCGTTCCAGTAAGGCTTCAATCTCTGTCATGAGGTACACCGACCAAACGGCCCTCGACGGCGTCAGAAGTGTTTCCAGGGCCGCGGGCGGCTCCGGTAGAAGTGATGTTGCTGTCATTGCAGTTCTCATGGTTCCTCCTTGCGTAATGCGTCGATTATCTCTCGTGCCTCGCCTATCGTGACTTCGACCGAGATCACGGTGTCGTCGTCAAAGTCGAGGCATTCCGCTTTGAACTCACACTCGCAATCGTCGATAGCGTTTTGGAGGTGTATGATTAGAATGTTCCTATTCACGCTTCCTCCTTGCTAAATCCCATTGCGATGGCCTCATACCTCGAAATCTCTTCGACGTGCCGTTTGATAATGGCGCCCTTGGCGTCCTCTGGAGAGATCATCCTTGTTCGCAATCTCTCGATGACGCTCTCGACGGCCTCGGCGAAGAGGGTGACGCCGGGCGGGAGGTCATCAGGGGCTTTGGAAGTGCGGGCGGTTCTTCTGTCGTGCATGTGTCCTGCTATCGTGCCGCTAGCCAGATAGTGATGGCCCAAAAAACGAATGCGACGAAAAGTGTGATTACCAGTGCTATCTGTGGATCCATTTGCCTCCTGTTGTCATTGAGCGGCGGAAGGCCGGGCTTGATACCGGCTATCTGCGCTTTGGGGGCTTTGGTCCCGACTTCAGTGCCGTACAGGGAGGCTCGGGTGCCCCACCCTCGACCTCTGCGTGTCCTTCCACGCCGCTTCCGCCGCTCGAACTGCCCTCCGTGAAGGGCACTGCGAGAGGTCCCGTCTGCGAGGGGGCCATAAGAGCGGGGAGACCGGACATTACCCCGGCCTTGTGGGGTGAGGTTCAAAACTCGCCACTACGATATTCTCTCGTCACTCCCCGCATCCGCACCATCTCACGACATGCGTTTCCGTGTCAACAACTTTCAAAACAATTTGTTCCAAACTCCGACAGCATCCACCGCCACCCCCTCATCCAGCAATCCGTCCGGCCCCCATTGCATCCCACATCGCCGACACACGAGCACCTTCACTCCTTGGTGCCAGTACGGCCCAAGGCGGACTTCATGCTCCGAAAGGCAGATGATCTTCGCCGGGCCGTTCTTCGGGGAGGGTCTCGGCGGCCAGTGGTTGGCGATGGGGAGGATGAGTAGTTGGGCCACGGAGAGCTATCGCACCTCCACGGCCTTGCACCCCAAGATCTTCCCAGGGAAACATCGCTCCTTCGTTCGCTCTTCCGCGAACGCTCTCTCCCGCTCCACGATTGCAAGAAGCTGGTCGACCCATTCCGCGGTGGGGGTTTGGGAGGCGGTCGCTTTCAATCGAAGGGCTTCGGCCCGGAGGGTTCTTTGTCTGCTTTCGTAGGTGGGGGTCATGAGATCTCCTGAATCGCTCTATAGCCGTTCAACTTCGCGTACTCCACACACGCAATAAACAGTCGGAATCCACGGCAGCAACCCCACGGGGATAACATACCCATCCACGCCTGTCCCTCCGTCGCCGCTCTCGCTCTGGGTTGGCCGTCGGGGCCGATGATGGTCCAGGTCATCGGCCCTCCCTCGTCGTTAGCCACTCCGGCAAATCAATTTCCTCCGCTGGGACCCAGGCACCGATGAAATTAGAATCCCGGCTCTGCCACTCGTCGGTGGGCCAGTTGTACGAATAACTCCCTCCGCCGTGCTCGTCGTCCTCTTCGACACGGTGGTAGAGACCCTTGGCGAGCATCTCTGGCGTGGCCTTGTAGAACGTGCCGCCAATAATCTGATAGCTACCAGGCACGTAGCGCTTCCAGTGCCAGTCGATGTAGAAGACCTTTTGCCGATTCTCGGGCAGGTGCTCCAACGGATGTCGCCAGTTAATTCTGTCCCTGCGTCGCGTTAGGCGGTTGATGAAGTCCTGCACGATGCAAAACTCCTCGGCGGCAACCTCAGGCTGTTTTCCGGCCTGAAGTGCGAACTCGTAGAGCGAGTTTAGGCAGAGTCGCGCTTTTACTTCTTCAGTCTCCATTTTCTTCCTCCGTCCGCTCTGTCATCTCCCTCTCTGGGAAATACTCATTCAGGACCAGGGCGAACCGGGTTATTTGTTTCTGAAGACTGGCTAATTCTCTCTGCGAGGGTATCGACTTGCCGCTCTCGAACCGCATGGCATCGCGTAATTGCAGGTAGTATTCCAGATCGTCGCTAAATGTCATGGGCCTCCTTCTCCGTCCGCTCCAACTCGGCCAGCAGGGCGTCGGCGGCTTTGACTGCGTCGGATGCTGCCTCAGTAAAGTAGGTATGTCCTTCGAGCGACAGCTTCGTCATCATCATCCCCGCGATGATTGCCCGCATGAACTTTCGCTGCTCGGCTTCTTGTTCTGCTCTGAATTCACTCTCGTTCATTTGCCTCCTGCTATACCTGGACCGCGTCATACAACCCAGCATCCCGATAGTTGCACATCATTCGTTTTCGTGTCAACATAAACCAATGAAGAAAAAGGCCCCTCACAACAAACGCTGGAAAGCAATCAACACCCTCTTAGCTCCACTCATGCCAGCGTCAAACATTGTCTCCCGCCTCGACGAAGAATACGGAATCACTCTCACCCTGCGGGCCGTCTACAACTGGAGAATGCGAGGCGTCTCTGATGCCTGCACGCCGGCGATCGCAGAGATGACGGGGAAGAGCGTGGAGGATGTGCTAGAGGCGAGTGGGAAGATTTAGATATTCACGCCCGTGAGAGCCATCAACTCCTCTTCCTCCTGGGCGGCGTTGTCGCCTCCCTCGCCGTCGACGTGGTACTCCAGGACTTTCAGGACCCGCCAGAATTTGCCGTCGCGTTGAATGCGAAGACGCTTGGGGTTGCGAAGCTCAGCAACTCGGGTAAGGGCCTCCTCGATGGTCTCGGGCGCTACCGCGTCTTCGTCGCCGGCTCTCACTCGCCACCAATCGGCGGCCTTCTTGTAAGCGAATCCCTCGTGCTCCAGGCAGACCCATTCGGACACCTTCTTCACGTCCTGGCCGTCGATCATCACGATCGAGTAGTCCACCCGAAGCGTCGGTATCGGCTTGTCGGCCCTCTTGTGCCGGTCGTAGTTCGTTTTGTAGACCTCAATTTCAAGAGGCGGCTCCGGGACGGAGAGCATGGGAGCGGAAGACGCCTCGGCCTCGTGGTTCAGCCTCATGACCTCAGGAAAATGGTGTCCGCAGTCTGGGCAATCCTTCGAGGACAACGGAATGACGCTCCGGCACTCAGGGCACTCCTTCACAGGGGCGGTCGAGACGGTGCTCTCATCCTTCCCGGTAATGGGGTTCTTGCGGTAAGCGATCTTGATGCGGTCGATCGGTCCGAAGCGAAGTGCATTCCCTCCAAAATCCAATACAAGGCAATCCACCTTGCCGGGAGATAGTCGGCAGCCTCGCCCACAGATCTGCACCCAGAGGGCCGTGCTCTGCGTGGCCCGAAGAACGGCGATCAGGTCGATGGCGGGATGGTCGAAGCCGACGGAAAGGACATCCACGTTGACCAGGGCCCGTAATCGCCCGTCCTTAAAATCATCTAACACCTGCTGCCGCAATAGCGGTGGCGTCTCGCCCGTGACAACGCCGCATGGAACACCAACCCTGTTCAGAACCGCGGCGATGGTCTCTGCATGGGCAACACCCGAGGCGAAAAGGAGCCAACTTCTTCTGTCGACTCCGTGCTTGACTACCTCTTCAAGTGCGGCTTCGACGAGGTCAAGGCGGTTGAATGCCCGCTCCATGTCGGCCGCGACGTACTCGCCGGCCCTGATGGCAACAGTGGATAGGTTCGCCTTGGAACGACCGCTCTTTGAGACCAGCGGGGCAAGATACCCCTGGTCGATGAGGTCGCGAATATTCGCCTCATAGGCGACGTCGGTCCAGATGTCTCCCGTCGCTGTAAGAAGGCCGCTGCCCAAACGGTAAGGCGTCGCCGTCATGCCCAGGAAGCGGACGGCGGGATTAACTGCTCTCAGGCCATCGATGAGGGTCCGATACCGGCCTTCCCCATCCGGCGGAACGAGGTGCACTTCGTCGATGAGAACCAGGGAGAAGGCACCGAGTTCGGCGGCCCTCTTGTAGACGGACTGAACACCTCCGACGACGATCTGTGCCGCGGTATCCCGACGATTCAACCCAGCAGAATAGAGCCCGAGTCGGCCCCAAGGCATGAGAAGGGAGAGCTTCTCGTAATTCTGCGAGAGCAGCTCACGCCTGTGGGCGAGGATGAGAACCCGCCTGTCGCCGCCCTTGCTCGCGACCTGCTTTGCCAGCTCGGCAGCGACCAGGCTTTTGCCCGCACCTGTCGGCAGGACAATCAAAGGTGCCCCCTGGGGGTTCTTTCGGAACCAATCCCAGGAGGCTAAAACGCTCTCTCTTTGATAACCGCGTAACTCCACAACCCTCGACTAGAACGGGATATCATCGTCTGAGAGCGGAACGCCCTTGGAGGCCGCTGCTGGCGCCGGGGCTGCTCCCGCCGTTTTCCTCCAGTTGGCTCGCTTGAAGACGTTCCACTCCCCCTCGACATCGATGAACGCCTCGAAGGTGATGTTGTGAACTAACCGAGTGTCGTCGTAATGCGGTTTTCCGCAAGCGACGCCGATGCCCGATAGATCCGCCTTGCCAATCTTGGCGGCCTTTTCGCTCGTATTGGTGAGAGTGAATCGTCCACGGGCTGTTCGGCCCTTATACGGTCCGTCCACAACCTGCACTTTCATGACGACTTGAGAGCCAGGTCCGCCCTTTCCATTCGTTGCCTTCACCTCGCTCTCGATGATTTGCACCAAGTAACTGCCTCGCGGCATCGGTTGCCCGTATGTGCTTGGCGGTGTCTCTTCAGAATCAATTGTCTGTCCTAAGTTTCCCATATGTCCTCCACTATTCGTTAGCTTGCTCTTCTTCTTGCTCCTGCGTCGGTTGCTGTGGTCCCACCGTCGCAAACTCATTACTGCCGAATTCCTCTGGCGCTACCGCGTCGGAAAGATTTCGGTAGATGAGTTTGAGAAATCCCTTCCAGTCGAACTGTCTTTCAAGCGGCATTTCAAACGGAAGTTCGTAACGGTTCTTTGCGAGAAAGGCTGGACGGCGGCGGGTGTAGATCGCTCGCGTCTCGTCCCCCACGGCAGTACTTCGCTTGCGGCCGTACTCTCCGTCTTCGGTCACGACGGTGTCTTTGTAATTTCCAAAAAGCACGATGTCCGCCCAGTCGTAGAGCTTCGGCTGAATCTTCTTGTGACAGCGAATGGTGTACGTGTCGTACGGGTCACTGCCTGGCGGAGAGAACGTTGCGATGTCGCAGTGGGCCAAGAGCACAATCATCATGCCCTTCGCATCCCGCAAGCGAGTAAGGTAGGTGGTGAGGTTGTCGAAATAGCTCTCGGCTAGAGTGTGCCCCTTTCCAAAGCTCGCGAAGATGTTGTCTCCTTTCAGCTTCCGAATGTCGGAGTGGATGATCTTCTCCATCGCGCTGATGGTGTCGATTACCAGCGTCTTGAAGTCGTGCTGCTTGCTCCCGACCTCGGTGATACAACTGAGCACGTCCTCGAATGTTCTCGGTTTCGAGAAACGGTCATATTTGAGTTCGCCGATGCCGTCTTCGCATGGAATAAAGATGGGCTTTGGGGCTTGAGATGCCCACGTCGTTTTTCCGACGCCTTGCGGGGCATAGAACAAAATGATTGGCGGCTTCTTTTCCTTGCCTGTGATAATGCTATCTAACGTGAAACCCATATCCCTCCAAAAGTGCTGATTGCATCCTCTGCAACCTGTTACTCATCATATCGTTGACAAACATACTTGAAATCGCTTACAACTGTCAATCATGACTACAAGCGAAATCATAGACATCATCAAGATTTTGGGCGGGGCCCGTCGTGTGGCGACTCACGTTAACGTGGACCCAGCCACGGTGAAGCGCTGGCCAAAGAACAAGACGGGGATTCCAGAGAAGTACTGGCCAAACCTTGAAGCACTGGGGAAAGAGTACGGGATCACAATTCCCTTCATCAAAGCCGTTCACGACAGGGCTATCAATCAGTAAGGGGGCGTATGGCCCTGAATTTCGACTTGGCAGAAGCCGGGCGGTTTCTCGATCTCTTCGGTGAGGGAGAGCCGCATGCGTTCCAATACTTCGATGACTCGAAGAAGGGCGGTTCTGCCGGTCATTTCTGCGGACACCTGAGCGACTTTCAGAAGGTCCTCTGCCTGCGAAATGAGGCCCGTGGCGGCATCTACTTCATGGTCAATTGGGGCGATGGAGCCGGAAGAAGCGCGGAGAACGTCACGAAAGTTCGGGCCCTCTTCCTCGACCTCGACGGTGCTCCGCTAGAACCAGTGCGAGCCTGCCCCATCGAGCCGCATGTGATCGTGGAATCTTCTCCGGGAAAGTTTCAGGCATACTGGCTCGTTGACGACTGCCCAACAGAGCGATTCCGGGGCCTTCAAATCGCACTTGCCAAGCGTTTCGGGGGCGATTCCAGCGTTCAGGATCTCGCCCGCGTCATGAGAATCCCTGGGTTCTTTCATCGCAAGACCGATGAGCCCTTCAGGGTGCGGACAGTGAAGCTTGAAGCCAGCATGCCCGTCCCCCTGGCACACCTCGTCGACGCTCTCGACCTTGCTCCACTGGAAGCTCAAGTCCGAGTGGAGAATCAGCGAACGCTCCCCGACTTGAACGGCCTGGCGCCGGGGTCCATCACGGAGGGCAATCGTCATGCAATGCTCGTCGGGTTTGCGATCAGGTACGCAGCCTCCGGCTATAGCGAGGCCGAGGTGCTCGCCTTCGTGCAGGGCATCAATCACACCTACTGTTCGTCGCCGAAGCCACTGAAAGAAATCACCGACATGGTGAAGTTCGCAATGCGGGAAGTGGCTCCCGTGGACGATATGGCGGCGTTGGTGAAGAAAGGGGAGGAAGTTGTCGCGGCCCAGGTGGAAGAACCATCCCCAGAGGCACCCAGCGAAGGAAGCGGCTCTCTCGCCCTGCCTATTGAGCTTCTCATCTCCGCACCGGGCCTCACGGGGGAGATCGCGAACTGGCTGACAGAATCGAACTTTTACTGGCAACCGTCGTATTCGCTCGCCGCGGCCTTGGCGTTCGTGGGGATGCTCAAAGGGCATCGGGTGCAGACGCCAGAAGGTGGTAGGACGAATCTCTTGACCATCGCCGTAGGGCCATCGACATCGGGGAAGACGGGGCCGCTGAAACGCATCCAGGCCCTCGCCCGGCAGGCAGAGTTGTCGAAATACCTCTGCGGTGAGCCAACGTCAGAGCAGGGAATGGTGAAGGGGCTCATTGAGGCCGGTCATAAAGCGTTTATCCCGTGGGACGAAATCGGGCTCGCGTTCAAAGGGATTCTCCAGCAAGGGGCACCCAACTGGCGAGCGGGGATAGTTCGACTCATCCTGAAGCTCTACAGCATGGCCGATGAAACCGTCCTTGGCATGCAGTACGCAAACGCTGACGGGAAGACGCCGAGAGTGGACCTTCATCAGCCGTGCCTTTGCCTCTACGGGACAACGACACAGGAGGGCATCTTCGGGGCCTTCTCCAGCGTGGAGGCAGTGAACGGCTTCGCCGCTCGGCTGCTTATTTTCGAGACGCACGACTACTTTGCGGAGCGGCAGTCGGTAAGGCCATCCTCCGCACCGGCTGACTTGGTTCAGAAGGTTCGTGAGATGTCGGGGGATGATGTTCCCAAGACGGGCGGCAATCTGTCAGGGGCGCTTGTGGTCCCGAATGCGGTGGTCGTTCCCTATTCCCCCGAGGCGCGAGTCATTCTCAAGGAAGCTGGTCGAAAGTTCGAGACGCTCAAGAACAGGGCCATCAAAGGGAAGCGGCAGGCGGAAGAGAGCATCTGGGGCCGGGCTTACGAACAGGCGACGAAAGTGGCACTTACGGTGGAAGATGGCCCGGAGATCGGCAAGGAATCAGCGTCTTGGGCGGTGGAACTCGTGACGCAGCTTTGCCGGAAGATGATCGTTGCTGCCAGAGAGCAGATAGCAGATAATCAAATTCACGCCGAACTGAACGTGGTCCTTCGGGTCATTCGAGAGGCCCAGCCTGACTGGGTATCAAAAAGTGACATCTACAAGAAGACTCGGGGGATGGCGAAGTTCAAACGGCAAGAGCATCTCGACCAACTCAAGGAAGAAGGAACAATTGAAAGCGTCGTCAAGGAAACGAATGGTCGAGCGCAGGTGCTCTATCGCTATGTGGGCACCCTTAATCGCCATGCAGACCCTTAATCGACTTAATCGACTTAATCGCACCCTTAATCGCAAAACGACTTCTTCAAGCATCTCGGGGTCTTAACCCCCTTAATCGACATAATCAACTTAATCGCAAGGGCATCCTCCTGGAGCGCATTGTTGTTTCTAGGGTATGACCCACTGCTATTAAGTAGATTATGTATATTAAGGTATTACTTAATATATATATCTTTCATTTTATTCAATTTTCTCTCGACCCTTAATCGACATGCCTTTTGCGATTAAGGGGCTTAATCGCAGAGAGCACTTTACCCCCTTCCGCCATTCCTGAGCCTGCTCTACACTCCGCGAGAGATGGCCTTTCGTCGCCGTTCCTCACCACCCAACTCCCCACGTCGCGGCGCCATGCCGCCCACTGGCCCGTCCTCAGAGCACGCCGAGCAATCCCGATTCTTCGCGTACCTGACCCACGTGAACCATCCCGCTGTGCTTTGCACCTTTGCGATCCCCAACGGCTTCCTACGAACTAAGGCGATGCGGATTCGGGCCTGGCGAGAGGGCGTACGCGCTGGGGTGCTCGATGTTTTCACGGCGTTCCCCATGCATCCCTTTCCGGGCCTTTGGCTCGAATTCAAGGTCGGGCGGAATGAGCTCACGAAGGAGCAGGAGAAGTTCATGGATGAGATGGAGCGGCTCGGCTACCGGTGCGAGGTTGTGAGGTCGGCGGAAGCGGCCCTCCAGGTGTGGGCGGACTACCTTGGCTTTGAGGTAACCATCCAGCGATGACCCGCGACCCCAAACACTCCCCCATCGACCCGACCCACTGGGACGAATTCGCCGTCATCCTCGACACGCCGGAAAGGCGGCTCATGTGGGCGGTGCTGGGAAGGGCCATATTCGACAGGATTGGGGCGGCGAGCAAAGAGGACAGGCGAACGTCGCGGCGATACTTCGACGATAAGGCCAAGGACAGGGCCCACCTCTACTCCTTCTCGTCAATCGCGGAGTACCTCTCAAACGACTCCGAGGCTTTCAAGCGAGGGATTCGGCGCTTCATCGGTGATGAGCTCGACGCGAAGCTTGTCAGGAGAGGGCCTCGACCGAGGACGGTCAAACTACAGTAACGCTTGCGCATCATGCGTCAATGTGTCATGCTCCGGGGATATGGTGCCCCCGAAACGAAAAATCCCTCACACACCCCACCCTGGCTGGAAAAAGGCCGTCGCTATGGCCGGCTCTCAGGACGCCCTGGCCGCCAAGCTCGGCATCTACCAGGGTGATGTCTCGCACTACATCGCGGGCCTTCGAAAATGTCGCCTGGGATTGGCCCTGAAGCTTGAAGAGATTTACGGGATACCGCGGTGGCTCACGAGGCCGGATCTGTTTCCGGCGCCGGAGGGGGAATGAATAGAAGAGAGTTTCTGAAGGCTGTACTTATGGTGTCGGCCGTCACGGTCATTCCAACCGTCCCTGGATACGCATCCGAGCCCGATCTTCTTGAGCGAATGTACGACATCATCATTCAGGCAGCGATGGACGGTGAGCTATCCTGGCCAAAGGCAGCAGAAGTCCTTTCTCGACTTCAGGAACCGGGTCCGCATTGGGAACTTATAAGAGCTTTGGAGGTCGAGTGACGACGAAGGAAGATGTGCTTCAAGCAACTGAGACTGTCAACGGTATCATTCTGCCCGAACATGATGGGCTTTGGGAGGAGGTACCGCTTTATGCGGAAGCCCACAAGCAAGTAATAGAGTTCGCACGGTCCAGCTTTGTCTTGGTTTACCGCAAGATCCCCTTCGGCTCGGTGCCACGTTTAAAAAAAGGTGACCGTGTAGAGTTCGACTACAAGCCTGGATCCGAGCAAAGCGTCTTTACCGATGCTGAACGCGGGTTCGTCATCGACGAGCAGTCCGATTTGACCGTTCTAGTTGCCCATAGTCGTGGATTTACAAAAGCAGTACCCACTAGCTCAATCCGCACCGTGGATCGAAGAGGAAAAGAGATTTGGCGTCGAGCAAAGGAAGTAAAGGCATGACGACGAAGGAAGAGGCAGAGAAGGCGCTTGACGAACTCTATGTAAAGATACCATCAAAAGACCTAAGCGCGGACTGGTACCAGGAAGATATCGACGAGGTCGAGACCGGTCGGCTTCGTGGCATTATCCGTTCCCGCCTGACCGAGCTTGAAACCGAAGTCAAAGAACTGAACGAGATACTTCGAGAGAAGAACGACGAGATACACAGTTTGGTATGGAGCGGAGTGCATGATTGAAAAGACAACGACGGAAATAAAGACAGCAGTACTCAACTCCCTCAATCGGATTCTCAATCGTCACGAGACTCGTGCCAAAGGTGACTTCGATGACGCTGAAGAGATCATGGTGGCCTTCGACAATATTGAAGCCCAGGTGCCGAGGTGGGTCCGGGTGGGAACCGTGCTGCCAGAGTTCGGCGTTCTCTGTTTGGTCCAGACCGCGCACCACGGGATTCGAGTCGCATCGAGGGTGGCCATCGACAAGGCGGGAACTTGGTTCTGGCACGCGAGTCTATCCGTGTTCAGGCACCCGGAGACGCACGCGGTCGATGTCACCCATTGGATGCCGTTACCTGAACCGCCTCCGGTAGAAACTCCGACCGACTGGGAGGCCGTCTTCTCAGAGATTGATGCCATGGAACTGAAAGGCCCGCCAAGTGCCAGCATCGGCACACTGACGGCAGAGGAGTTGGCTAAGCCCCCACCCAAGGAGCCCCATGAATGACCTACTCGAAACCATAACCCCCGTGGTTCTCGTCGCCCTCTTCGTCGCGTTGTCCGTCGCATACTGCGTCGGCTTCGCCAAAGACTACGCAGCGTGCCAGAAGAGTGGCGGCGTGCTGGTTCAGGGGATTGCTTGGTATAGGTGCGTGGTGAGTGCGGAGGAGCATGAAGCTGAGAGTTAAGAGCGACGGCACGGACAAAGGCATCTGGGTTGAGGATGAGAACGGCAATCGGATCGAGAACGTCCGAGAGGTTCAGTTGAGAGCATCCTATGATAGTTGTCCCGAGGTGAACATGACGTTCTTCGTCCCGCCGAACAGGTCGGCCGACCCTGTCACGATTAAGATTGATGCGACGGGTACTACGCCTGATGTCGAGAATCGAATCAAGGCGACCCTTGATGCAATTGAGGAAGCCGCCAAAGAGATGGATGAAGAAGATGACCACCAAGGCTGAGCGGAGGGCGAAGAAGCGAAACAGGCAATTCGATGGTTGGTACTATACGGTCGACATCGAAGATCAAACGAAAGAAGCGATACTTGTGAACGTGCACATTCGCCCGTGGTTTATGTTCCTAATCAGGGGCTTGTACTGGCTGCCAGTGACCCGGCCGCTCGTACTTTGGTGGCTCAAAGATAGCATGCCGACGGAGCCTGATGCCACGTAAGCCCCCTCGCCCCTGCTCCCACCCCGGATGCCAGGAAAGCGGGAAGCTGAAGTAGGACTAAAGGAATGAGCATGAAAGTAAAGAGAGAGAAGAAACGGCATACCCCTTCGCGATCACGAGCCAAGAACAACTGGGCCGAGGCGCTTCCTTGGTGTCCGCAGTGCGGTGCAGCAAGTGCAAGACGAGGTTACTGACAGTGGAAGTTACGTTTCGGATTACCAAAAAGACGTATGCCAAATAAGCCCCCTCGCCCATGCTCACACCCCGGTTGCCCGGAGCTGGTCACCTCCTCAAGCCGCTGCCCTACCCACACGAAGGCGCAGTTCAAGGAGAAGACAGCGGTGAGGATGCAGAGTGAGGAGAACAGAAGGGATAAGAAGTTTTATGATTCGGCGGTGTGGAAGAAGACGCGGGAGTACGTGCTGCGGAAGGAGCCATGGTGCAGGGAATGCAGGCGAGAGGGTAAGATGGGGTTGGCGGAGATGGTAGATCATATAAAGCGAATCGCCGATGGTGGAGCGAAGACGAGCCTTTCGAATTTGCAGCCGCTTTGTCATGCGCATCATAATGCGAAGAGAGCTAGGGAAGCGATGGAGGCGAA